TTGCCGCGTCGGCCTTCAACTCGGTCAAAGCCGTGCAACCCCTGGCGTCCACGTACTCAGCCGCGTCGGCCTTCAACTCGGTCAAAGCCGTGCAACCCCTGGCGTCCACGGTCTTGAAACCTTTTTTGAATCGTTCTCTAAGCGCAGACCGTGCGCGTTTTTCATCCTTTACTGGATCGTGCCACTCTGGGCGTAAATCTTGGTCTACTTTGTATTTCCACGCTCGCAAATCTGGCCATTGCTTCACACGGTCAGTTGGGGTAATTTCGACGTTAAGCACGTTGACGTCCCTAGCTCCCTGCTCGTGCAATTTAAAATGTCTGATGATTTCGGAATGCGAATCGAAGTCTTCGAGCCAGAAAACACGATCCTTGGTGAGAACGAATGAGGCAAAGTTACACATTGAGGGATTCCATACCCCGCATCATATCCTAGTCGCTACCAGGAATCAAGCTAAACTTGAGGGATGCTTTCACTTTTAGTTTCCGTGGTCATCGCGCTCATCGTGGTTGGCCTTCTCCTGTGGCTCCTTGAGCAACTGCCGATCGACGCCAAAATCAAGCAAATCATCCGTGTCGTTGTGATTGTATTCGTTGTGATCTGGGTTGTCTACCTGCTGGCAGGCCTCATTTCGCCCGGACCATCGCTGTCTCACCGATTTATGCTGTAGGCATGGCTCCTGAGTTCAACCGCGACAAGCCTGGTTTCCGTTTCGAGTTCGGCGGCGTCAACATCCGCGACGTTCCCGACGCCCTGCCACTGAATAAGTATTGCGCGGCGCAGAATATCCGCTCGACAGGCGCGAAGGCGATGCGGACGAGGCCGGGGTATGTCAACTTGTTCGCGCTGAACAACGGGGGAGCTGGCGTGATCGATATCCGCGCCTTTACCGCGCTCGGCACCGATAACCTGCCACGACTACTCGCGGTTGACATTTTCGGCGAAGTATTTTTGGATACTGGCGTGGATGTTGTCAACCTGACGGCTGGCGGCAACGGTTTCTCGATGCTCCCGTTCCGCCCCGCCGAAAGCCCGCAGGCATGGATGTACGTCGCTGGTCAAAACGGGAATTACGTTAAGATCCAAGCGCCGAACGCGAACAATAATTGCGTCGTCTATAACGTCGGCATCGCGGAGCCACAGCAAAGCCTCGACGCCTGTCCGCAAACAGCCATCTATATCCACAACATGACCGGCAATGCCGGAAACTGGACGGCGGGCGGAAATGCCAGCGGACTTGCGGACGGCAACCGCTACTTCGCAACGCAAACCTATGCGAACTCGTTTCAAGATCCAGCCTTTGCAAATCGGTCCTACTGCCCAACGGTGCTGAATCCTTTCGCGGTTGGAGAATTGGTTTCGATGGGTGGCGGAACTCCCGTAATCGTCGAAGACGTACTCCCCTCGTTCAGCAGCAGTAGCATAGCTGTGCAATCGGTACGGTACGCATCCGGCAACAACGGGAATTGCGTGATGGCTCTCGGCAATGTGCCGCTTTCGGGTAATCAGGTCGGAGCTTTGCGGAGAGGGTCTGTCTGCACTCTTTATACCTCGGCCAATAACAACGTGGTCACCGAAAACATTCTCGTACTAGACGCCGTTTCTGGCCCAAACGGACAGCTTTGCATCGACACATCTACGGTCGGAAACTACGCCAGCGCCCTTCCTGGCCTATTAGGGCAACCAACGATAGCGGTAGCGGGTGGCCCCTACGCGCACAACACCGCGATCAACTCCACCATCATCTCCGCTAATTTGGCAACCGGCATCGGCACTATCAGCACTACTTTCCCTTTGGTTGGGAATCCATTCACGAGCCCTTATCCAGCCAACTTCAGCTATCCGCAGGAGGACGATTACTTTCACATCTCATTGGCAATGTCTGACCCGACGAAATTGATTCAGTTGCTCATCCTTTTCAATCTAGATTCGGGTAACAACTACAACAACGACCTGTTTTACTATGCAGTGCAGCCGAGCGATTTGGTTGACATTACCGGCGGAAACAACAACTCAACGCAGCTAGATTCCATCCTTCAGGCCGCAGAAGGCCAGATCATAGCGGGACTCGAAACGGGGGTCGCTGCGCCCGGTTATGCGGTAGCCGGAAACAACGCTTATAGCGAAATTCTCTTCAACCTATCGCAGTTGACACAGTTGGGCGGCAACCAAGGGCTTACCCTCGCCAACGTAACCGGAATGCAGTTGCAGTTCAACGTATCGAACAACATCAGCGTGCAGTTCGGCTCCATCTGGATCGGCTCCGGCGGGCAACCGGATACGGGAAACAACGGATCTACTTATAAATATCAAGCCGTGCCGCTATCGAGCCTAACTGGAGTGCGAGGAAACCCCACGGCTCTGATGCGCTATGGGGTAACGCCCAAGCGCCAGTCGGTGAATGTTAAGACGAGCGCCCTGTCAGCCGCTTATGATTCGCAAATTGACACGTGGGAGATTTACCGCTATGGCGGCTCGGTGTTTTCCTATCGTTTCCTGGGAACGGCCCCCATTGGCTCTGATTTCGTAGACAACTATTTCGATGATGCCGTGAGTGGCGACGTTCCGCAGGTGTCTATCGACAATACGCAACCGTGGCCCACATTAGATTTGCCGCTGCTAATCGGAGGTAGTAACGGATTCGCGGCCACGCTAAACGCTTACGGCTATCAACTCACAACACAGTTGACCGGCGGCAACGCATGGCCCTCCTTGATTGGCGAATGGCTTCCGGGGACACTGTTTCAGCTAGGGCTCACTCAAACAGGGGGCGGTCCCCTCGGCGGTGAAGCCTTCACTTTGCGCTATCGCCCTACATCCCTCGGAAACAACACCTATTTATTCCAATTCGAGGAGTGCATTGGCGGCATAGCACCTTCGTCTGTGTTCGTCCTCGAACCCAACGTCGCCGCCCAACCACTCCCCTACGCTTGGGGTCCAAACGAGTATGGCGACTTCTTCTCGTGCGGCGGCGTCCTGCGCCCCGGCGTGGTGCAGTGGGCCAAGCCTTACGCCCCAGACGCCGCGCCAACAAAGAATACGCTTGACCTATGCCCACCGTCCGAGCCGCTGCTGGGTGGGGCCACGCTTGGCGGTATTGACATCGTGGCCAGTTCAAACCGCTGGTGGGCGCTGTACTTCCAGGCGGGCAATCAGGCACAACGTTACCAACAGGTCGAGATAGCAGTGGGCAAGCGGCTGGCGAGCCCCTATGGGAAATGCGCGGACGGCTCCAAGCTCTATTTCTGGGCGACGGACTGTATCGCGGTTACCGGCGGTGGGCCAGCCATCAGCCTCACCGATACGGATTTATTTACGCTCTTTCCGCATGGTGGCATTCAAGGCAAGAACGTAACGCGCGGCCCCGTCACCTACTACGCCCCCGATTATTCCAGAGCTTCGCAGTTCCGGCTTGCCGTCCGCGAGGGGCTTCTGTACGCGCTGTACGTCGATGTCAGCAATACATACCGGATGTTGATCGGAGAGATAAAAGGCGACTCCGTGGCGTGGGAGAACGACGTGTACGCGGCCACGATGACGGCGGTTTATGCGCTGGAGCAGCCGAAGGGAACGCTCACCACCAGCCCGTCACTCTACCCGGCAGTCGTCATGGGAACGATGAACGGCAATGTGGTTAAGCTTCAGGACTTGACCAACGATGGCGGCAACAACAACGGCACGCCGATATCGAGCTTGGTCTACACAGCCGAATGGGATGGCGGAGATGCGCGGGCTCAGACGCAGTGGGGTGATCAGTACGTGGACGTGTTCGCGCCCGCCGGCATGAGCGTAACGCCAGTGAGCCAGGGGGCTAATGTGGCGAACAACACCACCATTGCCGCTAACAATAACCGCCAGTTCGTCCCCGTAAGCGTCGGTGGCGCCTCACTGGTCAACTTCATCGGCCTGCAACTCTCGTGGTCTGACAACTTCGCCACACAGAACAACTACACCAGCATCCACGTTTGGCAACCCTCGTTCGTTGACAAGCCGGAAATCATCAAGGACCGTTACGGAGATTGGGTGGACTTCGGCCAAGCGTCTTACGTGCGCGGGTGCATCATTCACGCGAACACGAACGGCGCGAACAAGAACATTTCCATCCGCAACGGGGACTCGAATACCCTCGTGCAGTTCTCCGGCATCCTTGGGAACGGTTTAATCAATCACAACGGCGAGCAGGAAATAGCCTACTTCTTCAACCCGCCCTTTGTCGCTCACATGGTCCGCGATGAGTCGCAGGATTTGATACCGTGGCAAAAGTTCGGCATCGAGTGGATACGCGATCCGTGGCCAGAGATATCTCAGTTGCCCTCGAAGTGGTTCAACATGGGAACGACGGCCGCCAAGTTCCTGCAAGGGTGCGTCATCCCGCTGGATACGAATGGCGGTAACGCCAATAACGCTGGAAACGGCGGCTATTGGGGCAACAACAGCGAGTTTGGCGGCATCCTGTGGGGTAACAACAATGTGGGAGCGAATGGGGTTTCCATTCAAATCGTAAGCTCAGATGGAGCGGTCATCACTCTTCCGCCAGTCTCAACGCCCCCGGCAGAGAAGACCGCCGTGCCGTTCTCGTTTTCTCCGATCATCGGCCATGAGTTCCAACTAAACCCACTCGCGCCCTGCCGCTATTGGGATGACGAGATAGTTTGGATCTGGGAAGAAACGCCGGAACTCGCGGCTGTTTGGATTACGCAATGGACCGCGCTCGGCAGCAAGGGGTACAAGTCCATCCCGCGCATCGAGGCGGCGTATGCGTCCACGCAATCAGTCACATTGACGATTACTTCATACGATGGGCAGTCGCCGGTTGCTTTGACATTGCCAGCTACAGGCGTGGTGATGCAAAGGGTTTTACTGACTCTCTCGTTCAACAAAGGGCAACTTTACCAGTTTCAGCTAACTTCACCCGCTCCGTTTCAGGTCTTCGCCAACGACTTCATCGTGCATGTTTACGATTGGGGACGGCAAGGGGAGATGAGAGCATACAACAACCTTGGCGCGGAGTTTGGGGATAAGGCTCGGATCTGAGGGGGCGCGAGGATGAGGGATGGGGAGGGCATTAGTTAGGTAGATCGCCCGAGGTCGAGGAGCCGGGACCGGTGACGTTGCCGGTACCGCCGCCACCTCCGCTCGGCGGGTTTATAATCTGCCCATGCGCCGCGACCGCCAAGAACAAAACCGCGAAAACGTGCTTCATGCTTCCAATGCCCCCACTACCTCGCTCATGCCCAACACCTCGCGCAGCTTGTTTGCATACTCAGGGTCCGTGGCGTAAATCTGCGCTACCCCGTCGATAAACTGATCGAGGTCGCCATTCGCCAGCCAGTTGCCCCACGGAATCGAGTAGCGCGGCGACTCGGTAATGAGTGCGGCGTGCTTCTGAAAGCAGGCAGTGAGCGTGGGAAAGGTCGCGAACCACTGATAGACCTTCTTCGCAACACCGTGGAAAACCTCAGTGGTGAGGAGTTGCTGTTGCCCGTAGCAGCCCGGATATTCTTTGATCCCGAAACAATTATTCATCGGACAATGCTCGCCCCACCCCGATTCGAGCGCCCATTGACAGAGCGTTACCTGCGCTGGGAAACCCGTTGTTGCTTCGGTATCCCGCGCAGCCTGTGCCGCTTCCGATAGCTTGGCTGGGTCTATCATGGTTTTATTGTATGCCAAGCCAGCCCATTCAAGGCCCACCTCTCGGCAATCAGCCCACGCCGGATTCCTATTTGCGCCTGAAGCAGAACATCGACGCCTTGCAGCAAAGAGCGTCAAGCTTGGAGTCTACAGTCGGCGACTTGCAAACAGGTATGGATAAACTTAACAAGCAGTTTGCGGAGTATCAGCGGTTGCAGACGGTGAAGACGTTGACACCTTAAGGAATTGTTACCGCCGACCAGCCGCTCGACGTGCAGAACCATAGCGCTCCACCGCTGTAGTCGCTGTAAATCGACCCCTTCGTACAGCCGCCGGCGGGGTTGCCGCTGCCGGTTTTCCATGTGGGGCGTGTGCCACCAATGACGCCGATGGAAATACCACCGCCCACTTGCAGGGTATTGCCGTCGTCCAGCAACGCGCCCGAACCGTTGTCTATGATTCCCTTACCGACGACCGTATGCCCTGAAGTATTCGTCGCCATCGCCACGTTGTTATTGAGCGTGGTCTGCGAGATGGTGGTATTGACCGTACCGGGATAAGCCACCAGTCCATTCCAGCCGTTACCCGCCACCCAACAACTCACGTCTCCGGCACCATTCGACCCTACGTTCCACAGTTGCGTTGAAGTATTCCACCAGCCGTCAGAACAGAGCGAGGCCCGCATGTAGATGCTTCCAGTATCGAGCAGAAATTGCTCGTTTAGTCCCGCGTGCGGAGTGGTGGCGTAAAGGCTGATTCCGTTGTGACCAACGAAATTTATGGCACCAGGATCGCTGTATGTGAGCGTTGACTCCGAGAACGCCGGGTAAGAAATTCCAGGCCATCCATATGTCTGCGGCGGCCCCGAATCAAAGTAATGATCTAAGGATGAGGTCGTATATGGGACGGTTGCCTGGTTGTTTATCACGCCACCACTGGCGTTTATGAAGGTGAGCGCGTATTGCGCTCCGCAGTGAGCGATGGTGATAGCGTGCTCGAAGTTCTCAAAAAGCGCGTTGTTCGCGCCGTTACATCCAGTCCCCGCAGGATCGCTTCCGATATACCAGCCATTTGTCGTTGTCTCATCGTGCATCAAGCCATTTGTTCCAAGCGAGAACGAACTACCCCAAACGTAGCCAGCGTAGGGGATTAGTCCGCAAACGCCGCCGACCGTAATGCTCGACAAGCCCTTGTACCCGTTTAGACCTTGCAAGCTGATCGGGACAACGTTAGCTTGACAGTTGTTATACGACGGGTAGACTTCGATGTTGTAGTCTGGACCGGCTGGCCCCGTACCCGCTTGGCCGGATTCATTCAAAAGGCAACCATCCACACCGGGGCTATACCCTCCACAATCGACCCCTTGCTCAAACCATGCGTGGCTGTATCCGCCGCTTCCAAATGGAACCGAGCCAGTGAGAAGCAAATCGTGGAAGGTGGATTTCTCCTGCCTTCCGATGCCAAGCAGGTTGCCGCAACCAACTTGGTCATTGCAGTTTATTTCCAAGTGGTCGATTTCGCTAGCGAATGTCACTCCGCTAAAGGTGCATGTCCCGCTTGTGCAGTCAGATCCGCTATTCCAGACCATTTGAGAATATGGAAATGTTGTGTTCGTGGCGGCCCAGTTTGCGTTCGCGAGTAAAACGGCTCCCGTTGCGCTACTTTGTTCGTACCCGCTCGTGCGGCCAATGCTGTGAAAATGTACGCCCGGTGGTACCCAGATGTGGGTCTGAATCGGCCAGCAGTAACCAATCGGCAAATAAACATCCGGTGGCCCGTAAGTCGATGCGGCCGTGAGCGCCAACTGAATTGCCGTTTTATCGTCCACCGTCGAGGATGAGCAGCCCTGTGAAGATGGCGCTACCACGCCAACCGCTCCCCAGTTGCGCGGATCGTTTTGAATCTGGGCTAGCAACTGATCGACAAGCGGTAACGCCGTGGTTGCATTGGGTGGCGTGTAGCCATTGAGCCAACTCTCCACCGCCTGCAACTCCGTGCTCAACCCGTTGTGATACTGCGAGAAAACGTAGTTCGCCACCACATGCGTCACAAGATGCGTGGCCGCCGTCGTTCCGCCGAAGCCGCGGCCCCCGGAGCAAATGGTCACCGTGGGATAGCTGTAGGTGCAGATTAGCATTTGTTCGTTATCGACCTGCACCACCATGTTCGCGGCAAAACTGGTGGGGCTAGTGATGGTGAAGCTCAGTCCGGTCGTAGTGGTGATCGGGGCGGCGAGCGTAGCGGTCGCGCCGTTTCCGGCCACGAGAAGGTTGTTGTTCGTGGCAACGGCGTTGGGCCAGATGGGGGGAAGAGTTTGCGCGTAGAGGGATGCGGCCAGCAGGCCGAGGGCAAGTTTCATCTTCCTTGATACTCCTGTTTCGGCTTGTCGCCAATGCCACCGATGGCACTGTGATTAGTCCGGGAAAAATAAAAACCGACAACGAGGCCGAAGCCGGTTCCAAGGATGGTCGGTATTTCCCTCCCCGGCGCTGGCGCGAATGCCGCCTTGAGCCCCGCCGCCATTGTGCATCCAACGACCAAAATGGCAATCGCGGCTTGGGTATATTCCCAAATTAAGTTGACCTTGCGTTGACCCGCAAACGTCAAGTTCTGTTCTTCGGTAGTGTTCGGCGGTGTAGCGTCTGGCGGCCCCATCCTTTTCAGTTTACCCTTGCGTTCTGGTAGCGACTAGGGTAAACTCGATTACGAAATGTCAAGATTAGATGAGCGCGAAATACGCAGGGGCGAAGAACACCTGCTTCAGCTTCTACAGCGCATTCTCGCCATTCTAGCTAAACCGACTACCCTGAAAATTTTCTTCAAAGGAGAAAACATGCCAGTTTCTACCGTGGGCACCGTTGCCCTCAATCAGACGATTAAATCCGTTATCAGCGAAGCAAATGCGGGCGGCGGCGTTGCCTTCGTCGGCTCCGACATCAGCTATACCATTGCCGATGCGACCATTGCCAGCTTCGTTGTGGACAGCACGGATGGCTCGGCGGTCTGGACGCCATTGAAAGCGGGCTCGACTATTATCAGCGCCGTGGACTCGGCCAACCCGACCATCTTGGTTGACAGCGCCACCTTGACCGTCACATCGACCACCGGCCCCAGCGGAGCCACGAGTTTAACCATCAGCTTCCAGTCGCCCGTCGCCGCATAAGGGGATGGATGCGCTCTGGATCTTTGTTCCACTCTCTGCGATTGTACTTGTTTGGCGTAGGTGGGGCGGCAAATAAAGCCGCTCTACCCGCCAAGCCAAGACTCTTGCTTTCTGGTAGCGACCATGATAATCTTGACCATGATAATCTTGACACGAAAGGAAATCAAATGAGCACAGCAGGCATCGCGCAACCCGCAGAGACAGCCGCGCAAAAGACGGTAGCCGCCGTATCAACCGACATTATGGATTATTTGACGCCGGAATCGCAGATAGTCGCGACTATCGCGCAAGCGGTCCATCCCCTCGCCGGAACGAGTGCGTTATCCAACACGTTTTCAACCATCAACAATCTGACCGGCATTGCCTCGCAGCTCGGCGGGAACATCGGGGCTTACGCAAGCCTTGCTTCCCTGATCGAGCAAATCGTGGCGGCCGAAGTTGGCGTGTTCAAGAACGCTTCCGGTGAGACGGTCGTTCCCAGTGCCACCGGGACAACGGCAACGGCGCCGGCCGCTCCGCAGATCGTACCCAACGCCCACCCGCGCTTCCTGTTCAAGCTGGCGCATCCGAACAAGGCCCACCAGGAAGAAGCCGCAGCAGCAGCCCTTGCCGCCGCGAAGCCCGCTGCTTAGGTAAGCTAAGGGTATTATGTCGAACAGCGTACTCCAGAACCCGCAAGGAACGTTTTGGCCGCTCGGTTTTGTTCCGGTCGCGAACAACGGCGTTCCGGTAAACATCATGAGCGTCGTGGACCCCGGCATGAATAATGCGCCGTGGACGCCAACTGGACCGGGTTCTGGGCAAGGCGCGGAGTTCTCGCCCACTTGCCACCGCATCTGGATTCAGGCGGTTAAGCCGGGGAACGCCAACATTGGTTGGCAGAACACCACCGGCAATGTTTATGTTTTGATGCCGCTTGGACCCGGAAACCAGAACAGCGGTGGAGCGGGAAATAAGGCGGATTCGGGAGTTTTAATCGCCATGCTGCTTCCAGGCGGGTTCGTGAATCTCCCGTCAATGGAGTTTGACGGCCCCACGATCAGCCCGTATGGGTATGTGATTGACGCCGATACGAACGGCGATGGAGCGAACGTGGTGCTGGTGAATTGTAGTAGAGGGTGAGATTACGGGCGTCTCGTCCGTATTGAGTGCCTACGCAATAAACTCACTGCCATAGATGGTGGCGCGGCACTGGGGCGGCTTGGCAACCCGTCCCGTTCTAAGTTTTGGCGGGCGTGTGCATGTTGTCCGGGGAGATCCCGGCAAGGCTTTGTAGGCGGCGTAGCGTGAGCGCCGTGCGAGATTGGCTCATGAAACACACACGTACCTCCTAACCGCCCACCCGGAGCGGTGCCAAGATTCCGGGTAAAAAACTTTCATGACCTACCGCTTCCTCACCGACGACGAGGTACAGAACGTGCTCAACCCCGCACTGGCCATGCGCGGTCAGGCCATGCTTTCCGTGCTGTGCGCCAGTGTTCTCGGCGCATTTGACGATAAAGGGGCATTGGTGGAGTCGTTGGCGATACAGCTTTTCCCGGTGCTCGGACCATTGACGCGGCATGACAATGAACAGCGAGATGCTGGTGAGACGACGCGGAGGCTGGTCGAAGAGATGCAAACCTATCTCAAGCAACACGAAACTCGCGGCCTTCTTTGCATTGCCGACAGCCCCTTCACTGAGCGCCTTTGTGCGCGGTACGGGATGCAGAAGGTGGAGAGTCCGGTGTTTGTGACGATTCCGGCGCAGAGCGGGTACGATGTGCAGTAGCACCCGCGCGTAAGCTAAACTACCCGTATGGGTGGTTCGCCAAACATCTGCGCGTGTGGCTGTCTTCGTCCCTGTGGCGATCAACTACTGGTCAATCACCATTACGGCAAAACCACACGTAAGCAGCCCCAAGACTACCGCATTGAAGACCGTGGGTACAAAACGCCGTGTTGGGTTTGGAATCTTGGCATAAACAAGTGGGGGTACGGCAAGGTCAAGCACGAAGGGAAGACGTGCGCCGCGCACCGCTACTACTACGAGCAGTTTGTTGGTCCGATTCCCGCAACACTCGACGGGGAACGCGCGGAACTCGATCATCTTTGCCGAGTGCGCCGATGCGTCAACCCTGAACACGCCGAATTGGTCACGCAATCCGAGAACATCCGACGCGGGGAACTTGGAGCGCTCACGACAGAGCAGGCGCAGAGCATTCCAGTTTTGTACTCAGAAGGTAAGTCTCAGAGAATTATCGGCGAGATGCTTGGCGTCGGACAAGTACAGGTAAGCCGAATCTTAAACGGCCTTCGACGGTCGCGCCTTGGCATCAAGGTGGAATGTCGCCGGGATCGTAACCTTAAAATTTCTTCGGAGCAAGCGGACGAAATCCGTAAGCGGGTACGTGCCGGAGAAACCCAACGCGCCGTTGCTAAATCGGTTGGACTTGGGCAGTCCCAAATCAGCCGAATTGTGCGTGGCGAGTCGTGGCAAACAGCCATGGTGGCATAGAAAGGAGAGCGTACCATGGGCGGATTCCTCTAGGCATTGGCGGATCTTCAGCCAAGACAGACCGTGCCGACCAACTGCAAGCAACGCAGAACGCGGGAAACGTGTTTTCCTACGGCTTCGGCCTCGGACAGAACCAGCAAACGACCGGACAGAGCACACTTGGCCAGGCCGGTAACGCCTTCTCCAGCTTGCTATCGGCGACGGTGCCAGGGCGCACGCAAATCCAGCAGAACGCCGCGCCCGCCATCAATGCCGCACAGAGTCAAGCGGATGCCACCAGACGCGCAGAAGCCGCAAGCGGGACCGGCAGGACGGGCGGCACGGCGGAACTAAACCGCGAGGCCGGCGCGACGACCAACGCGAATATCGACAGCATCATCAGCCAGCAGCTCGGCATCCAGCAGAATTTGCAGACGCAAAAGCAGATTGCCGGGGCGGAAGGGTTGGCGAAAGTGGGGCAGGCTCAGGAAGTTAATGCTTTGAATTTGTTAGGGTTAGGTTCGTCGGCAAACACCGATGTTTTGCAGAACGCAACCGATAGCCGCGCGGAGTCGTTCAAGGAGAACCAGCAGACAGCACAAGGGTATGGGCAGGCGGCTGGGGAGTTGTTGATGTTGGCGCTGTTGTAAAAAGGAGACCTCTTAAAAATGGGCGCATTGGGCGGGTTTATGTCGGGCTTGACGGGTGGTGGTGGTGGTGGTGGTGATGCTGCCAAGAAAGCCGCCAAAAAGCTGAAGAATTGGAAGCCTTCCAGCAGCGGCGGTAGCGACACCACCTCTGGCGGCTCCCCCGCTTCCGATGTAGGCGATGCTGGCGATGCCGGCTCCTTCAAAAAAGGCGGCATGGTGAAGAAGACCGGCATGGCCAAGGTGCATAAGGGCGAGCGGGTACTGACAAAGAAGCAGAACAAGCGCTACAGCAAGATGCGCGGGAAGTAACTGGTCAGGCGTTAGCTAATAAATGCGGCGGTAGCCGATTGACGGCTCTAGCGAAACGCAAAAGATCCTACAATCGGTTTTCCGTGACTCGCGCACCAGCAACCGAAGTTGCCGCCTGACCATTTACATTATATCGTTTGGTCATTCAGTAATCCCACCTCGACCGTGCCGTGGCAAGATGCGTACATTAAGACAAATGTTCCGTCCGAAAAAGATAATTTAAGATTGCCCTTCCGTTGCGCTACTGGTTTCTGTAGCGGGTTCTTCTCCTACCGTTTCAGCCCCCACAATCGTTTTTCCAACCAAAACTGAGTATTCATTTTCCATAACATTCACTATAACCCTAGTCGCTACCAGAACGCAAGGGTAAACTAAACGCATGGGCAGCGCAATCGGCTGGATAGACTGGAATTACCTGGACGGCAAGTATATGGTGCCGGGTTGTAACCAAGGGCGATGGGGCCACTACATGATTAGTTGCGGACGCGGGAAGCGCATTTTGCGTAGAATGAGGTGGCGCTAAATGGGCAGCGCAATCGGCGCATTCGCGCAAGGCATCCAAAACACGCTTGGTAAGAAGCTCGAAGAGAAGCACCAAGAGGAAGAGGGCCGCAAGAAAGAACAGCGAGACGCGCTGTACTCTATTTTGCTGAACCCCCAGGTGTCCGATGCCGGTCACCAGATGGCGATGGAGCAGTTGCAAAAGCTTTACAACCCTGAAAGCAAAAAGGGGTTGGCGAAGATTGCTCCGCAACTGAGCCAAATTTTCCAGAAGATACGCGGACAGCAAGGCAAGCAGCAGCCGCAGGGCCAGCAGCCGGCCCCGGCCCCACAGACGCAAGCCGCCACTTCCGGCCAGGTTCCCCCCGGTACGCAGGTGCCAGCGCCGCAGCAACAGCCGCAGCCACAGGCCGCGAGCCAGCGCTTCAAGCAAGGGCCGGATTTTGCCGGGATGATGCAGGGGTATGGCAGCGATGCGGAGGCGCGAGAAGACGCACGCAAGCGTTCGATGCTCAAGTACGAGTCCGACCTGAAGATTGGGCAGGAGCGGGCGAAGGTCGCCAGCGTGGCGCAGAGGCGAGAGAGCCTAATCCAGTCCTATATGGAAACGTACAACGTGAGCCATGAGGAAGCAGAGAAGCGGCTGGCCAAAACGGAAGTGGACAAGCAGGAGGGCGTCAAGAAGCATAACCTGCAAGCTGGATGGGCCAAGACCCCAGACGGTAAAACCATCGCCGTTCGCATCGACCCGCAAGACCCAGGCAAGGTTTTCAACGCCAATACTGGCCAACCAGTGCCGGAAGGAACGGAGCAATACAACCCGTCCGAAGTCACCGCGCAGATGCGGCAGGACTCCTATGGTTCGTTCGGGAACTACTATCGTGCGGCTCTTGGCAAGGGCATGACGGCAGAGCAGGCACGCGCTGAAGCGGCAAGCAAGGTGGACCGCGAGTTCAACGTGAGGCTTGAACGTCAAGAGCAGAACATCGCCATCGACCAAGCTATTTCTGGTATCGGTGGTGGCGGCTCCGCTCCCTCTGCGTCTACGGGTGGCGGTGGTGGCCCAAAGCCCGCCCCAACGTCAAAGCTCGACACAAAGAATACGCCGTCTGGTCTGACTCCGACCGACCAGGACAATATCGACACGTATCTTGGCGATCTTTTAGGCACCATGAAGGTTCCGACTAAGGGCAGCGCCCGAAAGATCGCGGGTATGCGTGCCCTCGCCCGCATCACTGGCCTCGACCCGATGGCACTCAACGCCGCGCTGGTCGAAGACAAAGCCACAGGGAAAGCTCTCGCGCAAGCCGTGGAAGTCTCCGGCGCGTTCGGGCGTGTGCAGGAAACGTTGAAGGCGCATAGCGATGTGCTGTTAAAAGCCGCGCAGGATTACGGACCCGGCGGGATTCCGCTAGCCAACCGCACCGTGCAATGGCTACAACAGAATGCCAGTTCACACCCGGAACTGCAACGCTACATCATCGCACTGAACGCCGTACAGCGCGAATATGGCCGCTTGGTGGCCGGTGGCGTGCAATCACGCGCGATGCTTCCTGTATCCGCCACAGAGAAGGGTGAGCAAGTTCTACGCAAAGACGCCACGATCAAGGACGTGATAGCCGCCGTCGATCAGTTGAAGATTGAGGCCGATACGGAGCAGAAGGCGTTCCAGAACCAAATTGCGGGGTTGCGGAGCAAGTTGGGCTCCGGGTCGATTGGGGAGGCAAGTAGGGGTGGTGCCACGAGCACACCGAAGAAAGCGCCGGGGAGTGTTCCGAAGACCGCCGAAGATTACCTGAAGTCGATTTCACAATAATGCCCACGCCGCAAGAAGTTTTGGTCGATCCTAACTTTCACGCTCTCCCTTCCGGTGAGCAGTTGAAGGTAATGCGAACTCTCGACCCTAACTTTGCCGGGTTACCGCCCAAGGAGCAGGGGCTTGTTGTCGCCAAGGCTCACCTAAAGTTTCTCGGCCAGGGAACCGGCGCAAACCAGAACCCGCCAGATAAGGGCTTTTTCTCGACACTCGGCAGCGACATCAAGGGAATGGGCGAAGCCGCCGCACCAAAGGGTATTGCCGATTACGCGCTTGGTCCGGTCGGCACGTTTGCTAAGAATACCGCTGGTGGAATCCTTCAGTCCCACATCGACACCGCCAAGCAAGCATATTCCGATCTAAAGGAAGGCAACGTTGGGCAGGGAACCATCAAGGCTGTCGAAAGCCTAATCCCTGTCTTTGGCCCGATGGCAAATCAAATCTCGCGGGAAATTCAGAACGAGCAGTACGGCCAAGCCAGCGCTCACCTGTTGGAGTTGGTCGGTACGGATGCGGCGAGGGCGGTTAAGATTGCGAAAGCCCCGGCGGTACGGACGGCGGCTAAAGCTACTGGTGGCGCAGTATCCGGCGCCGCCAAGGCGATGGGCAAGCTCCGCACTTACGGCGGCGGCTTAGTCGGCGTTGAAGTTGGTAAGCATATCGGTGCCATCGCCGGCCACTCGGAAACCGGCGCTACCATCGGCGGCATCGTTGGAGCCGCGCCGGAAATCTACAAGTCGGCCAAGGAAGGACTCATCAAAGCGCTGAAGAAAGCGAACGGCGTGGAGGATGCACCGCCCCGCAAGCCCGTCAAGCCGCCACCGATAAAGAACTGGCACACGGCGGGGGAGGGCGATCCGAAGCCGGGTAAGCCGGTACCGCCGCCGCCCGTAACGTTCAAGAGCCATGAGCCGCCCGCACCCAAGCCCGCGCCCCCGGTGAAGTTCAGGTCCGAACCGAAGACGGAGCCCAAGCCCGCGCCCCCGGTGAAGTTCAAGGAACCGGAGCCAGAAGCGCCACGGAAGGTCTACCCGGCCCCGGCGGTGAAGTTCCGGCAAGGTCCGGTAACGGAGGAAGCTGCCAGCGCTAAGACCGAAGCACCAACCGAAGCACCAGCCGCTGGTGGCCGTGCTCCGCGTCCGACCGACGAATACTACAAGGTCCACGCGCAAGTAAAGAAAGCTATCCGTTCAGCAAACGACCTTCACAAGCAAGGCGTGACTGTTGAGCAACTGAAGTCTCTCAGCCCAGAGGAGCGCACGAAAGCGCTGGGGAAGAATAGCGAAGAGACTTTCAACCGCATCTTGTTTGAACTGCGCGGCCTTGAAACCGGCAAGGTGAAGCCAGAACCGGAGATGGCCCCGCAGCCTTCCCAGCCCCAGCAAGCCAAGCCCGCGAGCCCGCCCACCAGTAAGCCCGCCCAGCGCGTTCTCGACACGGTAACCCGTCTCGAAAAAGAGATGCCCGACTACCCGATCACCGTCAAACGGTTGCGGGAAGAGTTACCAAACTTAACCGACGCGCAACTCAAGCAGGCCATTCAGGAACTTCAGCAAGCACGGAAAGTGCGCGGCCACACTTCCGATGTGACGAACGACCCGAACGCCATCGACGGCATCATGGCGCTGAATACCCGATAAAAACAGTTGCATCCTGGTAGCGACTAGGATATCATGGCTGCATGACCGAGATCACAATCAAGCTCCGCGTGCCGGAGTTTTCCACTGACCTGTTGATTAAGATTGCGAATGCGCTGAAGAAGTTGGGCATTGAAGTGGCGTATCTTTCAACGCAGACGTTGCCGACCGAGCCGCCAGCGCAGAGCTAACCTTGCTCCTCAACCACCAACTCCTGACCACCTTCCAGCGCTGCAAGCGGCGTTATGCCCTTGAGCGCGACTGGAAGGTGGATAGATGGCGGCCACGGCAGTTGTTCGAGAAGCTTTGGCGGGAGGCTGTATACCGCATGAGCAACGGCGAGGCTCCCAACCAAGCCGCGCAGGAAGCCTGCACGCTGTTCTTGGAGCAGGCCGCGCGACCGGGCCTCGACATTTTAACGGACCCATACACCATCGCAAGGGACTACTGTTCGATCTTTTGCACAAGCTTAGAGGCTATCAGCCGAGCGGGACTATTGAGTTACGAACTGCCGCTACCCGTCACGATTGGCGACCACGGTTGGCAAACCTCAGCCTTCGTTGATGAATCCGGCCTCCTGCACGCATGGTTCGCCGTCGAGCGGTGGGACCGCGACACGATGGCGCAGAAGCTTCATTCGTGGGAAGTCTTCGGCGACTGCGCGGCGAATCAGGTTGGCATGACACTGCATGTGATTGAGATAGGCCGCATGGCCGGCGGCCATCAGCATACGCCGTGGGCCAGGATTTACGCGCATCCGGCGATACATGGGCATCACCGCTTCCAACAGACGGACGGCACGAAGCTGGAAGGCGCATGGAAGCCGAAGTGGTATCAGGACAGCGATAAGAACAACGCTTCGGATTGGGTAGACATGATGGAGGCGGATAACGTGGTGGGGGTGAGGACGGTGGACGTGAAGGAGTTAGGGAAAGAGCATGTTGAGCGCTTTCATTACGACGCAACGCGGTTGGCCGCCAGGATGCAGCGGATGTCAGAAGTAGTGTCTCCGATCACAGGAAGACTAGAGGGCGACTGGGAAGACGAGATTATGGAGCGGCCCCAGTGCGACATTCCGCCGTGTCCGTGGCAGGATCTTTGCTATTGTCCATCGGGCGTGACGAACATTGAATTGAGTGGGTTGTATTCGAGGAGGATGGCGTGATGGAGATTCAAGAGGGCATTCAGCCCGAAGTTGTGGCGCAGATGCAAGCGCTGGCGCGAGTAATTGACGAAGTGATCAACGAGAAGGCGGTCAGTCAAAAAGACTGGGGTTTTGCGCTCTTGGTCTTTCCGTTCGACCCGGCTATCAAAAGCCGAATGAACTACATTTCAAACGCAGAACGGCCCGACATGCTGGCGGCCATGCAGGAGTTCATCGCGCGGAACTTGGGAACGTATGTGGAGCGGACGGCGGTGAAGCAATGACCGAATCCGAATACCGCGCCATCCCCGCCTTATCCTTCTCTTCCATGAAGGATCTGGCTGTCTCGCCATACCGCTTCTGGTATCTGCATGTGAACCCTAACCGGCCCAAGATCGAGCCAACGAAAGAGCAGGCATTTGGGCAAGCGCTGCACTGCGCGGTGCTGCAACCGCCCGATGTGTGGGATGACCAGTATGCTTGCGAGTTGGATAAAGACAAGATCCCCGATTTGCTGGTGACCATCGGCGACATGCGCGAGTGGCTGACCGACAAGGGCTACAAGCCGAAAGGGACCAAGAAAGAGGAGGTTATCGCGCAAGTGCAGGCTTGCGACCCCAACTGGCCCATCTGGGAAGTGCTAGAGACGCAGCACTACTCCCGCAACGTCGGCAAAACGATGATTTCCTGCGCGGACTTCGACCGCATCGCTGGGTGTACGGAAGCGCTGAAGAGTGAGCCACGGCTTCAGTCCGTGCTTGAGACTGGACAGCCGGAGGTTGAGTTGTTTTGGGATGACTGCGATACCGGCCAACCCTGTAAGTGTCGATTGGACTGGCTTGCCCCAGACTTCATCCTCGACCTAAAGACATTCCAGCAAAAGGCCCGGAAGTCCATTGATGAATCCGTGGCCGATGCGATCTGGTGGGAAGGCTACTTGCGGCAAGGCTTTTTTTACACCGAGGGCGAACTGCTGAACAGGCTAACATTGCAAGGCGGCGGGACTGCCGTTAAAAAGCCCTTCCTCTTCGCCTTCGTTGAATCCGAGCCACCGCACGAGGTTCGCCTGCGCCGCTTCCAGTTTGGCGACTCGCTCTACTACAAGCAAACCGAACTCGAAGTGCGCCGCCTGATCGAGCTTTACGCCGAATGCAAGCTCACTTATGGCGAGTGGCCGTGGCGCGATGCGCAGGAGATTGTGGAGTTGCAGGATGAGCAGTTTCGGCAGTTGGGGTGGACGTAATGGAAGAGTGCAGCGCGGCCTACTATCTTTGGTTTGACGTTCTTGGCGGTTGTGGTTGCGGCAATGCCGACGTTATCGGCGTCGAAACAGCAACATTGTTTTCGGCCATTGCCAAGCGTTGTGCTCATGCGGAGATATTCGCGGATAGCTATCACGAACTGATGGCGCATTGGTTTGATTCGCTTCAGCTAATTGATCACGGCTCCAACATCGGCAGTTCAGTACTGAGCGACAAGGGCAGACAAGTATGGGCCGAGATGGAGAAGCGGTCGAATGCCCATTGATCGCGTAGTCTTTTCCCGCCAGTCCGTCGAGTGGCCGACGCCCACGGCACTCTACGACCAACTTAACGCTGAGTTTAGCTTCACGCTGGACCCCTGCCCGTTGGGTGGCACGGAGAACGGGCTGGCCAGATCGCCGCCGGCCTGCGCCGCACATTGCAGCACTTGCGCGATATGGGATTTATCGAGTTTACTGGCAGGGGGGAGTATCGACGCGTTCAATGATGCGTCTCACGCTCGTCTCATACCACCGCTTACCCCGCGCCCGCACCTTGCGCTCGTTCAGCCGATGCGCGATCATCCATGCGGGGACTTGCTGGCGGTGAAGGGTTAGTATCTCGGTAAGGATTTCCGCCTCGCCGGGATGCGTGCCAAACGGGTCATGCACCGGCATCCGTTTGTAGCGCTGGTTGAGTTGCGCGGGGGTGAGCGCCCAGTCGGGCAGGTCTTCGAGGCGGTGCATTGAGTTTATTTTATGGTTTATCGCTACACATTAAAGCGTGAGTGGCTAGGCGCTGGCGGCATGGTTAACTGGATCATGCTGAATCCAAGTACGGCAGACGATTTCTTCGATGACCCAACAATTCGCAAGTGCATCGGCTTTTCTAAGCGGTGGAGCTTCTCCTCGATGGAAGTCACCAACTTGTTCGCAATGCGTGCGACCGATCCAACCGAATTACTCCGGGTTTCGCCAGCATCGGCGATAGGCCCAGACAATGACGCTTCCATCTTAACTACCGCACGAAGAGCTAGTATGATTTGCGCGGCATGGGGAAATCATGGAGGAATTTATCGACGCGGCCAGGAAGTGCTCGAAGTGCTCCGAAATGTTAACCATGTCGCTTGTATAGGTGTCACCAAGCTTGGTATGCCGGTTCACCCTGGGCGGGTAGGCTATACGAACGCCCCAGTTCCTTATTGCCGGATGGACGCTGCGTCCTAATCCTTCGCTGCGGGACCGCTTCCCGGCGCATACCTCGCATTTACCGCCTCCTCGTTCGTCCCTAAATCCTGCATGTCCCACTCGAAGAAGCCCATCTCGGCCAGCTTGCCGTTATACTGCGCGGCCTTGCGCTGGAACTTTTGGTACAAGCTCACCGTGGCTCCGAACTCTGCGCCGCCGAGTTTGAACATCGCCAAATGTTGCGCGTAGTCTATCACCGTGTCGTAATCGTCCTTGGCCACTTGGATGTAATCGTTGTTGTTTGCGGGAACCGGCGCGTTCTGCACCATGTTCACTGTGGCCGTATAGTTCCCGGACCATGCCGCATTTTGGCCCCGGCGCACGCCAAACGCCAGCACGTTAGCCGCGAGGTACGCCGCGGTGGGAGCCAGGTTACCCGCTTGCTGCCATGACGGGTTGAAGGCGTCACCGGCCGCCAGCGGGTCTACGGCCATCGGGGAACCATTCAGAAACAGCGCCAGGACGGTCGGGGCCACGGTTAGCATGGCTAACCCCTCTTTGTAGCGGCGAAGGCAATACTCCGCGCGTAGGGCGTCTTTGGCGCTACTTTCCCGACTCAGGAGGTCGTACAGCGCCCCCCACTTCAGCACCCATGCCCAATCGTCGGGAATTTGCAGATTCGAGGCATTGTTGGCTGTCCAGTTATTGCCAGCATTTACGGTCAACAGGTTGTAATTCCCTGCCACCGGCGGGGTGAAATCCACCGAAAAGCTTATCGGCGGGTCCGTGCTCTGAAACCAGGTGCGCGGCGGCTGGCTGTTCGCGCTCACGTAGCCGGGATTGAAAGCGCGTTGGGCGAACAGGTCGGCCTGCCGGAGAATCTTGACGGCGTAGTTGTTGTTTCCGGGAAGCCACGCCACGCGGCGAATGTCGATCACGTTGCTGTTGAGCGCAACAGGCCCGGTGTTGAGCGGCGCGGTCGTATTGCTCGTGTTCAAGCTGAAAGCCGTCGTCCCCAGAGTTTCATCCTGCCGCCGTTGCAGGGCTGAAAGGATGTCCTGGAGCGCAAACTGGTTACTTCCGGCCCATGTCAACGGGTACGACGTGGTAGGCGGTTCGAGCAGGTGGTTCTCGATTTGCGCTATCAGTTGCTCTTGCGTGACCGTGTACGGCCAAGGGCTCCCGTTTTGCGAGTGAAGGTCGTAGAAAGTCTGGAATTGCGTGAGGTTGAAATTGAAAGCGGTGCGCCAGAAACCGGAAAGCGCATTCCATGTCCGCAGGCTTTCTTGCACGTAGCCGGTGAGCTCCGTTCGATTCCACTGCTGGAAGGCCGGCTGGCCCGCCACCCCGTCATCGTACAGCCGCGCGGAAAGCGTCGAAAGCGTGTCGGAAAGGTTGGCGTAGTTGTAGGACACTTTCTAGTTTAATGCGGTATGCACTTGCTTCGCCGCTTTCGGAACGGCGGCATTCCATCGCTGAAGTGATCGGCTTCGATTGTTTCTCGTGGAAACGTCGCCGCTCTTGCACTTCTCGCGGAGTTTTGACTGGCGTACTATCAGCCGCTCACCATTTGACCAGGCCATCAAAACGTCCCCGTAGGCTGCATCACTTGGCAGTTAATGCGATAATACCCATGCCCTGATAGCGTCGCCGTCTGGACCGAGCCGTAAGCGCCGAGCGCCCCCACAGTCGCGCTGACCGTCGTTGCGGTAGACCTTGCCGCCGAGCCGGTGATGAACCCGTTGGTGGTTGCGTAATCGACGCTACACCCAGCCGAGTCGTTAGGGGCCGCAAACCACACTAGGGTTGATCCGGCCATGTGAACATTTTGAACTGCTCCTTGTGCGGCATTGAGGGCGTTATAGTCTACGCCGATATCTTTGCCATCACTTCCCCGATTAGACCCTCCGCTGATGTATGGAGACTGGTAGTTAAGATGGAAGTCGGTTCCAGGAACGTACCAATGAATCGCGGCTACTCGGTTCGCCAGCGTCGATCCTGTCGGCCAAAACACCGTACCAGGATACGCACTGGCATCCGTGACGCAAGTTGCGCTTGAGATTTCGGCATAGCTTGCAGGGTTGCTGTTGCTCCACTGGCAAAGCGATACGTTGTTAGCCCAGGTGGTTTCGTTCAGGTACGCCAAGAGAGCGGAGCCGAGCGTGTTGTTCGCTGGGTCCATCGTACTGCTCTCCGAATTGCCATAGATTAAAAATGGCGTATAGGCTTGGTCGGCATTGTAGTTAAAGATATTGTTGGCAATCAGATTGCCACCGCTCAAGTGAAACTGCCACGATGGACCGCCCGTAGCGCTGGCCCCACCCGTCTCGTAATACGTGTTGTGATCGAAGATAGTGGATTCGACCAGAGATATGAAGGCTCCACGTCCATCGGGATTCCGCGCCGTTGGATCGGGAGCGAAAGAGTATCCGTTAGTTTGATTGAATAGGTTGTTATGCACCCAAGTTCGCCTTCTCGTATTGGTTGGGTTGATGGCTACCAGCGAACTATCACCGGAAACTTCAAAATCTCCAGGCGTATTGATGCAAGTATTGTTGGAAACTTCGGTGTCGCTGCCGTCCTGTATGTTGACGGTAGATGGCGCACCGGCATTCTGATTCGCAAAGAAATTCTCAAACAGTATGCAATCTCCAGGTGCAACGCCACCGTTCCCCGGACCTACGATGTTTCCATCTACTAGGGTGTATCGGCCAAACTTAAACTCGACCATGTTGCGGCCTACCCATGCAGATCCGCTATAGTTCGCTTGATACGGTTGCAGGTATGGCTCCTGCACAATCGTGTTCCGCTGCAACGTAAGATTGTTGGTGTTGCTTAGGATTGTATTATTCAGCCACTCGTCCTTGAACACCACAATTTCCTGCCCACCTAATCGATTGTTTGTGATGATCGTTGGGCCGGGAGAGTTTAGACCAAGCTGGTATCCAGCGTTCCACTCGGTAGAGAATCGATTCGGGTTTACGCAACAACCAGTACCGAGTCCAAGTTGGCTAGCATCGGCAACACTTACTGACCCGCCGCCGCCCGTCCCATAAGCGATTTCGAGAGATATCTTATCGTGGATTCCATCGGGCGCGGCGGAAGCCGAGAGTGGGAAGGCTGGGGAAGCGGTAGTTACAATACTAAAGGCGCTGCCCGTAGCGCTAGATCCGGTCTGGATATTCGCCGTGAGTACGCAGGCCGGAAAGGTCCAATACACATAAACGGGCGTCGAACTTCCCGTAAACGTCAGAGTCGCAGGAGATGCCAAGGTGCAGGCCGAATAGGTGTTGCCCGATACCGGGAAGCTGTAGGTGTGCGCCGGTATCGTAAGCGTCGAACTCGTGGAAGTAGTCGCAGTGCTTGGTGTTCGCACTGCTGCCCACAGAACGGCATTGTCGGCATAGGAGTTGATGACTGCGAGATTTGTCCCCTCCAGATACATCATCGCTACCATGCGATCCGGTGGAGGGGCAGGATGAAACCAGCACTGATCGAAGACGATATGATCTGTCTGCGAGCCGGTCGTCACGAGTTGGTTGTACGGAAATGGGTCACTCTCGCCACTCGGCGCATTCGGCAAAGTCTGGAACACAATGTTTTCAAAATAATAGTAAGCCGAAATCCGTGATAAGTTCATCAAATTGCCGCCCGGACTATAGGGCGCGCTCAGTTGAATCTTTCCGAGGTATGGGCCGTATGCCACTGGGTCGAGTCGAACTCCGGGAGGCGGAAGGTTAGACGCTGAAGCCGTAGAGTGAATCACCACATAATCCTGAGAAATCGGATAGGGAATCGCATAAACGTCCCCGCTGTCGCTGCCGGTGACTGTGACGGGATTAGTGCCGTCCAAGCTCACATTGAATGTGGTGCAAGTCGATGCGACTGGATTGCACAGCACGCTATAAACCGTGGCTGTTAACAGTGGCGCAGGCGGATAGTTGGAGTTGTTGATATTTGCCGCCATCGTGATTTGTTGGTTGTTAGTGAACGTGTGCGCCGAAGTGAAGATGCTACTCGCGAGGCTCACCGCATAGCCAGCCGTTCTAGCTGGAATTGCGGCGGTAGTGAGTACTGCCGGTGAACCGGGAGGGATGCCGATGCCGTCGCCTGGGACTACCAAATTCAAGCACGTCTGCAAGTCAGTGCATGGGGCCGTTCCAAGCGTGTAATCGGTATGCGTGACAGTTGGCCGCGTGATGGTAAAAGTTGCTGGCGCGGTCGGATGCACTGCTCCGGTAAACGCCGTGGTTGTGAAGTTCTCGTCAACTTCGGGACACCATGTCGAGTTATTTGCGCTCGATTGGCCAGCGATGTAGTAGTGAGTGCTGGCCGCTAGGTTAGAGACGTTCGCGCCCTGGATGGTGTTGTTTGCGGTGACTGTCGAGCCGCCGAACTGCCAGATCCAGTAATTTGTTCCTGGCGTTCCGGTTACGATCACGTTGCCATTGATGGCGTACTGAGCGGCGGTAGTATAGACGATCCGCTGATAGTAAACCGGATTCGTTAATGCGTCCGAGGTCCACTGAAAGCGCACAGAGGAATAACCAACGTTGTCAATTCCGTTTACAATGGCCGGTTGAAAAGTTGATCCTTGGTGGATCTGGGCCGATACGTTGATCGGCGTGCACGTCTGCCCGTAGCAGGACGCGGCGAGGGCGAGGATGAAGAAGCGCATAGCTAGTGAGTCACCCATGTATAAGTGCCGCTCTGGTTTTGACAAATTTGGTAAACGCCGTTTGCCACTCCAGACCCTTTGGTGTACCACTGCAAACCCTCGGTAGAGGTACTTCCTGGCCCAGCCGTAGCCGAGCACGTTGGCTGGGAGGCGTTGCTGTAGTTGAGAATCATACCTGTTGTGATATAAGCGTTGCCGTTGCCTTTGGGTGTTAGATTTATGTTGATATTGGTATCACTTCCCACCGCCGCCAATTCGGGAGCGGCTCCTGTCGCTTGATCTAAAACCTCAAAGTGGTTGACCGCAGAGGATACTGCAAAGATCGCCAAGGCCATATTCCCATTTTGATCTACTAGTCCATTGGTATTCGCGAACAGCGCACCTGTCGCCGCCACAGAGAACCCGTTATTACCACTTGAGCAAAAACGAGTCAATCCACTAGAGAAGCCTATGCCGCTATTCGTCGCGCCACTCCAAGAGTACGCCGGGGTCGTGCATCCTCCACTTGTCGTGGTGTTGACAAGTTGGCCACTCGTGTTAAACAAAGTAGCTCCGAGTGTCCAAGGAAAACTGGTAAGACTCACCGAATGGCTAGCAACTGGACTAAGGATCTGGTCGAGGGTGGGGGTCGAACTAGACGGGGCGGCTTGCCCAAGAGAGAGAGCGTCAAGCACAGTGTTAGCGTCCAATGTGGTACTGAGTGTGCCACTTGTAATCAGTCCTTGTATATTATTTATCGTCGAAGTGCTGACTGTGTTTTGGGTGCGAACCTTGTAACCTGTCGGAGTTCCCTGGCTGTCATCCACCGTAATCCCGTATAGGTTGAATTTATTGTTTCCAGTCACCTTTCCAAGATCGAGAGCATACCCGCCGCTGGCGCAATTCGTGGTAGATGTGCACATATTTTTAAGAGTTAAGAGGGAGCCTTGAATGTTGGTGTTGTTGTCCGAAACGATGCCGTAGTTCATCGTTCGCATACTCAACGTATTCAGAAATAAATTAGTGTTTCCGGTCAAGATGATCGGGCCAATCCCGGTGTCAAACGAAACATCGGCCACTGTAGCGGAGTACCAGTTATTAACACCAAACACACTGCCGTTTGTGTTATTAACGTAGCCACCAGCCAGCACCAAATCGCCGCTTGTCGGATGGGCCGAGGTCGCGCCAGTCATTCCTATTCCCGCCCCATGTCCGGTTGACGCGCAGCCGCCCGCTACATTCCAATCCGAAATCCAATACTGCCCCGCCCCGTCCACATGGAATTTACCAATGTTTATGCCGAGTGGGTTTTCAAATGAGGATAAAACCTTAATACCTCCGTCGCATGTGTTGGTTATCTCGATGTCAGAGATGGAAGCCTTTTGCTTTGAGTCTATAAGTAATCCGCCAAAGGATTTATTGGCGTGGATTCCAGTCGCGGTAAAACCGGTATTGGTCGTCCCCGCCCCAGACTTGTTGTCAATTTCCAAGCAGTAGTCGCCGCAGCCCTGCGCGTTCTCTCCGACGAGTATGGTGTCCTGCGAATTGGACGAGTAGAAGCCGTTCGAATTGCAGCGATTTATCGTTAGGTTGGACACCTGTAAATTAATATTGTTCACTTCCGAGAAACACGCGCTTCCGCCATTGCTGATCGTCGGGTTATTCACAACCACATTGGTTGCTGAGCCGACCTGGAATCCGACTGAGTTGTAACCAGAGGTTTTGGGGCCACCGACAGTCCCGGCAAAAGAGATGGTTGGATTTACTACCGTGATATTAGAAGAGGACTGAATATTGAAGCATGGGAAAGCGGAGATACTTTCACACATTAGATTTGCTCCGGTCCCAAATTGGACCGTGCCCGACCAACTGGACGGAAACCCCAGGAATATTGCCGAGGATGCGACGTTGCTTAACAGGTAATTCCCCCCGGGGATATATAAGCCTGACCCATTAGCAGCAGCTACGGCGCTCGCGAAAGCAGTGACGTTTTCTGTGCCGAAGTTAGCGACCGCGCCGCTCACCGTATTGGCCGCAACTGACGCCAGTGTAGCCGCTCCTGTTCCACTCCCACCGTTGACGGACGCGATGGTGGTTATGAGATTGTTTGGGTATCCAACCGCCCCGGCCCCGCCAACTATGATGACCTTGCCAACATCGGCTTGTGTAAACGTGTGGGCCGTACTCAGCAATGCGCTGCTAGCCGTCATTCCCGCATCAGCCAAGTCCACTCGATCCGCCACTGCGCCGTAATCTTTGACGCTTGGGAAGTCTGTCAAAGTCGCTTTTCCGTTAATCGTGGTGAAATTGCGTGACGTAGAGCCATTAGCGTTGATTTGGTTAGCTTGTACCGTACCGCTCCCGCTCGGCCCAATCGATCCGGTGACGCTGTTCGCGCCGGAGAGGGTGTTGTTTCCCGCCGCGAGCACAATCGCCGCAACATTCACCCCTCCATCCGCGCACCCGCCGGAGCCGGAGGCAGTGAGGATGTTACCGGCGGTGACGCTGCCGGTCAAGCAGCCGCCTTTGCCGATGGGGTTTATTATCTGGCCGAATGCGGGCAAGGAAAGAAAGGCGAGGATAATCAGGAATCTCATGGCAGTGTTGTGGACAGTCCGGTGCATGTGTAGGTTAGGGTGTCGCCAGCCGTCCAGTGCGAGGCCGATGTGAGGGTTAACCCGCTCGTTGTCGCAGCCGCCTGGACTAGCAAGATCGTGGTTTCATCATTGGCTGTGCAAGCAGGAGCGACCGATGGCGAGATGGCCCACGTAACGGAGCCCGTCGTCGCAGTATTGCCGGTTCCCACCGTGATCCTTCCACCGCCGGGGCCGCTTGCCGAACTGATTGATGGTGAAGTGCCGAAACCAGTCAGCCCAGTTGGCGCCCCATACGTGAAAATCCCCTGCTGGAACGTATTCTTGCCCGTCCACGGATTTGCGTTCGCCAGATACGCGATAACGGAGCTTACGCCGTCGATTACGCCAGCCACGATGCTCAAGGCGCCGGAAGGTCCGACCGACAACCCGGAACTTCCCACGCACGTCAGGACGCCAGCGGAGACGGAGCACGTCGAGTTGTCTGGTTTGATGACGCCAACGGTGGAACTGGTGGCGTTGCTCACGCTGATGGCGCTACCGGAGATGACAATGGGCGGCGTGCCGGTGTACGTGGTGCCTGCATAAACCGGGATGTTGAGCACTCCGCCCACATACGTTGATGCCCCGGACGTGCCGGATGTGGTCAGGCTGAAGCTGGCCCCGCCACGGTTAGGGGGAGCCACCCGCTGCCCTGCAACCCACACTCCGCCGAGGATAAGCAAAAGCGCCGTCGCAAGAATGTACCTCACACGCTGGCCCCTTTGGACCGAGCTTTGGAAAGCAGAATGGCGACACGCTGTTTATTGGCGCGTTTCTTGCCGGATTTCTTAGCGGTTTTGGCGAGCTGGCGCGGTGGATTATCGCGAAGCTCTTTCCCCACGCTTTCGAGGATTCTGCGGTCTTTTGCCCTGTCTTTCATAAATCGAGACAGGGGCTTGTGTTCACCCGCGCAAGCAAGCCGGGTTCGCTAAGAATCCCTTACATGGTTGATTGTAGCGAATTAAGCTTTGCCGTGGAGCAGCCAGCCGACAACGCCGGCGATAAGGGCAATGACCCACCAGCCGCCCTCGATACGACTTTTCCATGTTTCGAGCTTCAGCACGCGACCGTTTGTTTTCTTGGCTTCTTCCAAAATGCCGTCGAGCTTTTTGGCGTTTTCCTCGTGCCGGTCGTCTAGCTTTTGATCGAATGCCTTACACCATGCTTCCAAAGCGGCCAGCCTTTCTTGTGGTTGAGGCATACTGAGTTAACTTTATCACCATACGTCAAACCTTAGTACTAGTTCCTTCCGTAGTACCATTTCCTTGATGCGGTAGCGACATGCGCATGTAAACCCCGCTCATTAGACCCGTCAGGACCAAACTGATTCCGGTTATTTTCGGCCAGTTATGGTCGAGCCACGGAATGCCCAGAGCGTGGATTTGCGAGGAGAGAATAGAACTGCCGGAGAGTAGGCCACAGGCCGCTTGGCCGTATCCAAACGCGCTCCGCAGGCGTTGCCGCCAGTGGTTGCCGAAGAGATAGTCGATCCAATGCGCGATGGCGCCGCGCCCGTCGTCGGGAGGTGGTGGTATGAGTTCCACTGTTTTATACTCGGTCAATCCCAGGCCGCGCCTGGATTAGCAGTCATTCCGATCGAGTTGTAGTAACCCCATAAATTTGTGAACACCTGCGGTCGATTATAAACGTTGTACCAGTTATCGACAAGCTCTCGGTCCTGCAGCCGATAGTCCCTATAAAGCCTCTTGTATTCCGCCATCGTTGAGCCGATGAGGAATTTGAAGTCGGCACCCACGTTGCGCGGCATGTCGCCTTTCGTTCCTTCCGCCCACCGGTAGGCGTAAGAACCGGCGAGCGCAATCACCACGTCCTCTCCGATGGGTGGCGGCAGCGTGTCCGTATCGTTTACGAGCGGCACTCCGCGCCGGATGCCGTAAAGTTGGTAGACCAGCGAGTATTGCGGTTGCCCCCACAACTCGAACATCGGCCAAGTGTACGTCGCCGAGGCCGGATTCATGTCTTGCTGATACGGGACGCACCATGTCGGCAGATAGAAAAGCGTGCGCTGCGGGTCCATCTTGTCCACTTGCTCGCGCGTGCCGTTGATGTTCAGATTGTTGAAATTGACGATATCCCGAATGTTGATCCAACACCGGAAGTCTTGATACGGGGCCGCGTAATAGCACTGGAAAATGGTGAATCCCTGCCCGCTCCCGCCGACATCGGTGAAAGGCCGGTCGAGCGTCATGGTTAATGTGCCGCTGTTCCAAGCCCAAATGTTGTAGATGGTGGAGATGCCAACGCGGAATTGCCTGGAAAGCAAGCCGTTCGGTAGTGGCCCTCCGGGGTAAATGGCGTTCAGCGCGGCGGCGGCCGTCGAATTGAAAACTACCTGATTCGATCCTTGAACGGTGGTGCAGGTGCCTACGCCTGAAATGAGATTCGGGCTCACCCAATTGGCGTCGAAGAGTTGGAATGACCAAAGATTTTGACGCCGGATGTCGCGCCATGCCCTATTCACGAGCGTCATGGCGTAATCCACTGACATTTTCGGTATCAAGCCGGTTATTTCTTGATACATGTCCAAAAACGCCATGCTTCAGTATCGCAAAAACAAGGGCCGTCTCTGGTAGGAAAGACGGCCCGTTAGGGTTGGAGCACTCTCAACCGGGCTTTTCTGACTCGCGACGGCCCGACGCCGCTTAACTAACCGCTTCCGCAGGCGGCAGAATCAGATTCCTAGCGCATACATCTTCACGCACTCGCCGCTCAAGTCCGTGTTGTTCGCCACCTGGACCGAGTTCGCGGCGTAATACCAAGTCACCGTCACATTGGCCGCAGTCGAGGCGCGTGTCTCGCTGGCGTTGCTGCTGTTCGCCGGGTAGTAGGCGCGTGCGTAGTAATTTTGCGATAACGAATACCCCAAATCGACCCGCTCGAAGCCCGACATGCCAAGAGACGCGGCGGTGAGTGTGTAGCCGTTCTGGTTGTAGTTGGCTCCGGTATTGCCAGCGGTGCCGGGGCCGAAGTGGTCGCCGGCCCATTCGAGCTTCACGGCGACTACACCAGGTCCGGGGTACGGATCGTAAGGAATTGATTGACGGCCCATAAGTTTCAGTGTAGCCCATTGAGGCGGTGCGGTGCGCCCCCCCCTAAATTCCTATCGCGAACAAACGAATCTGCTCCGCGCTCAAGTTCGTATTGTTCGCCACCTGATTTCCATTCGCCGCGTAAAACCACTGAACTGTGACGTAGGGGTAGGTCACCGCGCGAAATTCCGTGTTTCCTGCACCGCCTGGGAGTATCCCCGACACCAAGTAATTGCCGGAGTTTGAACTGGCCGTAAACTCCACCCACTCGAAACCGGACATGCCCAGGGCGAATGCGGTCAAACTGTATCCGTTCGCCTGATAATTCTGGGGGCCGAAATGGTCGCCAATCCACGGAATCTTGACGGCCATCGCGCCGGGGCTGGGGTACGCATCGCAAGCGACGTTCTGTTTAGGCATCCTGCTCAGTCACCCCTGTCCCTAAAATCTGCTGTATGCGCTGCACTGGCGAACCGCCTAACCGCACCCGCGCTGTCATCCGTCTCCAGTTCGGCCAGAGGGTCCGCGGCGTGTTGGGAATCGGAAGGTTCACAACGATGACCGGCTTAGGTGCCTTACGTGCCGCGCGGATTCCTTTCTTCGAGCGTTCCTTCATGGTAGTCGATTAGCCTCCATCCACTCACGCATCATGAAGGCATCGCGCTCCGGGTCGCTCATGGGCATCGGGTTATTGCTGGCTACAGACAGTGCATATAATTCTTCATCGCTGAAGAACGGCGTGCCGTCTGGATTCTCGGCGGTAATGGCCGCGCTCATGGCGCAACACTGTTGGCAGCGACAACCGTAATCGTGCGGGTGCTGATCTTGCTCCTTCATAACCCTATCCCAAACAGCCGGATACACTCCGCGCTCAGGTCGGTATTGTTCGCCACTTCGTTGCTGTTGTTCGCGTAATACCACTGCATCGCAATGGAAGGAAACACCCGCGCCCGCTGTTCCATGTTTCCGGAAGCGCCCGCGAGCGTGGCCGAGGCCGTGTAATTGCCGGAATTACTGCCTGCTGTAAAGTTCACCCACTCGAATCCAGACATCGCTAAGTCGCTGGCGTTGATGTTGTAGCCGCCCTGCTGGTAGTTGTTGCTTCCGAAATGATCGCCCACGTAATGCTTCTTTACGCACAGCGCTGCGGAGGCCGGGTAGCCGTCGCAGGGGATGTTCATTTTGGGAAGCTGGGGCATGAGATAAGTTTACCTTTTGCACACGCTGACGGTAAACTTATCGGGCGTTTCGCCCTCTGATTCGGCAAAGTCGTTGATGGATGCAGCCGTTGCGCCGTGCTTTTTTATCCACTCCATCAAGCGCTCAAGTTGCTTGAAGTTGTCTTCACACTGCTTGCACGTGCAAGTGATGGGATGGCGTGCCATCGTTACCCTTGACTGCTCATAATCTGGTACAGGCTCGGCGGCGGCGGGGCGGGCATCGGCGCTTGCTGGTTACGCCAGTCACCTTTCATAAGAACGGGTTCCCAGTATCCGCGCTTGTTCATTACAAGTTCAATACCGTAGCGGGCGGCTATGCCCCTGCGGTACATTTCATCTTGATAAGTCTGTCTCGGATACGTGCCGTTCTCGATCAGTGCTCGATCAAACACGAATTTATCGCGCACCTCATACTCGCCCTTCGCCACTTTGCGCGACTTGATGGCCTTCAGTCTTTCCAGATTGCCGGGAGACACGTCATCCCGATTGTCTTGGCTGTTGCGGACTCGCTCTAACGGCAACGCAGCGCCGCACTTTTTACACGCCCACTCGCGCTGTTCCTTGAAGTCCATCGGCGTGCGTCTCCACCAGCCAGCCTCCACGTCCCACCCATCGGGACCGTCAAACAAATCAGCGAGAGCTGCCGCTACTTCACAGAACCATGCGCCCTTATTGTTGATGGATGAAGACCAGCGCTCTTGAATCCAGCAATGCTCGGTAGCGAGGAATAAGGCGCGATCATCGGTCACGGTGCCTTTGCCTTGGCACGTCGGACAGACTTCGTCGGGCGAATGTGCGGGCAACCCTCCGCATGTATTGCAAGTCACCTGAAAGTATTCTTCGCTCGCCATCAGCACTGGCGCGTGGAGAATGTCGTCACGGCTATGATCGTTCAACAAAACGCAAGAAAATGTCTTGCAAATGATCTCACGATACCCGATGTATTTTGGCGCGTCGGGAAATGTTGACCAAAGCCCCAGTTTTTCGCGGCCAATCTTTGCTAAAGCATATTCGCAAAATTCAGGAAATGCAGGGTGCAGCAAACTTTCGCCGCCCATAAACCCAACTAGCGCATGCGGTTGCTTAGAGTACTCTACAAGAGAGTCAATCGCCTTTTTGAAGTTTTCTTCGGTGATAAACGATTCGCGCTGTTTTGTTCCTGAAAATCTGGTGCAATTTGAGCAGCGCTTAACGCACGCCGAAGTTAATTCGATTTGGATCGTTACGTGCTCGGCTGGTGACTTCATGCTGTTTCCCTCTTCAACCGAGTGTAGCCTTCGGCTTTTCTCTTCGCCCACTGCGCTAATGTGCGTTGGCGTTGAGCTTCGCGGTCACGTTTTCCCCACGCCGCCAGTTGGCTGTCGGAGGCTCGACGCTTATATTCTTCTGACTGCCTAGCCTTTGAGGAATTGGCGATGTGCTCCGCCGTCTTAGGGCCACATAGTTTAGCTTTGTGCTCTTCGGACTTGGGTTTGCCAAGAAAAGCCATTCTGATACTGTTGACGTGTTCTGGTGAGCGCTTGCAACCCAAGCCGGAACCGCCAGCCGAAACGTTATATCCATTCGGTGAGACGCAATCGTGATGGGCTATCCAGAAAGTCTCGCGGTCAGTAAGTTCTGATTGCCTACACACTTCAAGCTCGGAAAACTCAAAGGTGGATAGTCCGAACTCAGCAACTGCCTTGGAAAATAATTGCCGGAAACGGCCACTTTGGGACTTGTATTTATGCTCCCTGATTCTGGCCCACATAGAGCGCGTGGTTTGCCCAACGTACTTTTTACCATTTACGCGGTTCACCGCAAGGTAGATGATGCCGGGGCGCTCGCTCACGCGCTCACCGTCACTTTCTCCGCAATCAAGCGGCGTATTTCGTTGATGTCGGCGTCGGGCACTTGCCCAAGATCCACGATGTTGATTTGGAATGTATCGAACGTGCCAAGCGCCAAGCAGTCGATGCCTTTGCGCTTCATCCAAAGTTGTGCTTCGTTGATGTTCGACTTGCTGACTAAATTCTGGTCAAATAGAATCAGCAAAGGGCCTTTGTTTAGCCGAGCTACGGGGATGTCGGAGGGCTTAAGTCGGGGCTGGCGTTTCAATGACCTGACTCCTATCCAAACGACCCAGGACGCCCAAGCGATTACCGCCACCAGTGCGACGAACTGCCCTTCCTTCATTTGTACTCTGCTCCATACTCAAACAGTAAGCAATTAAACGCTTGCTTCCACGTCTTGCGGGTCCAAACGCGGTGCATTAGCGTGTCAACCGCATACCAGATATCGCCACAGCGACGAACAGCGAAACGCTTCATACTCCCCACTTCTCCTTAAACTTCCCCAAATCCTCTGGCGTCATCAACCCCCACCCCGCGCCAGCCGGCGGTTGCCCTGCCACGGTGGGCTGCTGCTGAAACCCGCCGCGGCCATCTTCCCAGTAGGGTTTTCCGTTCGGCGTTGTGAGTACGGCGATCATGCGTTTCAATTTGTCGGCGGAAGACAAAGTGTAGAGATGGAACAGGAACGGGCTGAAGCCTTTACCATCCGGGCCTTTCCATCCAAGGTTACCGCAGATGTCGCCTACGGTAGTGGCTTTGAGGCCGAAGCGGGCGATATTGCGGCTGAGGGTGTAGTCGTCAATCAGATGCTCTGTCTTGCAATGCCCGCTGTTGTGCTCTCCGACCGTGATGTGGATATTGGCCAGCGCTTGCTCAAGGGTGAGGTCATCGAGCGGCCGCCAGAGGTCGTCGCGGGTCCATTCAGATCCGACCGTAAACCAGTTGCAGGAGCCCCAGCCACGCCCGTCGCGGCGGAAATACTTGTCGTAGGACCATCGGACGTTGGCGAAGTCCTTACCGTTGTGGCAGACGGTATCCTTGCCCATCTGCTCGGTCACGTCGAACATTTCTGGATTGATCAGTGTGTCGGAGTCTATAAAGATGCTCCACTCGTCATCGAAGGCGCTCGCGAACTCGGCCACTTGCAACTTCTCATACGTCACCGGCCAGTCCGGGAACTTCCGTTCGGAGATGATGTGGAACTGAGCGCCGATTTTATTGGCATAGTGCTTCATCAGCGGGTAGGTCAGATCGCAGATGGCGGGCTCGTAATTGTCGATGTTGAGGGTGTATAAAGTTTTTCTCACTTCCCCGCCTCCTCATCGACCATCTTGAAGGTCTGAAACGCGCCATCAAGCTTGCCTATGGCATGGTTCAGGCGAGATCCGGTGAAGTGGGATTCGGCGTTAATTGCGATGACTTCATCTGCCGCTTCCACTAGGTATTTGATGGCCTGCTCGCGGCTGGGAGGGGTGTAAACGTCTGGACTATCCATCGGCAAGGCTTAGTATTTGCCTCCGTGCGTAATCGCGGAGTTTGCATCCATCCGTGCTTCCCTCAACTTGCGAATCGCGGTCGTCCGGTCTGGACAGGGAGGAGCGCCTTTTATAATGGCTTTGACTGCATCGGCTAAGGCTTGGCGAATCGCTTTGCCTGCCTCGACTTGCTCATCTGTCCATTTGTGATACTCAAAAGCATCATCAATGGCGGTAGATACTTCAGGGGTAAGGACTGAACTACGGGTAAAATCCATTCTGAAAATAATTCTACCCTAGTCGCTACCAAGACGCAACAGCCGTGTTAAGGTTAAGATTCACACGCGCTGTTGGAGCTATGCCGCAACCACCACCAAAACCTCACCACGGAATCGCCGCCCTCACCCTATCTAACATCTTCGAGAATCCCGCCCGGTTATTGGTGCTTACATACGCCTCTGGATACCTCTGTTGGCAGTAAGCTACCCCGTAAACAGACTCCACCCTTGCCTTCGCTTCTGGGTCCGTCGCCACTTTATGCGCCGTCATGAGCCGCCCAATCTCGCGGGCTTCGGCGGGAGTCCGGTCTTCCGGGTTCCTCACTTGGCGGCCTTCGGTGCTGGCGTGGGTTGTAAAGCCGCGTCTACCTTCTCCAGCGTGTTCTCTATTGCGGCCACGCGGGGTTCGATGGCTGGTTGGCTATTGGCGGCTTCGAGCGCTGCCAAGCGCGTTTCTATCGCATCCATGTAGGTTTTGTCGTAGAACGGCGGGGCTGGCATACGGCTCAATCATAACAAAAACCGCCAGTCCGAGGGGCTCGGCTACTGGCGGTTCTCGCTTCGGAGGAATGTTTACGATTACGGCTATTCTACCACCGGAACGATGCTCTGGCCAACGTGATGTCCACCAGCGAGATATTCCCGTTCGTCGGAGCCGTTTCCGCCGGCCCAACGTAGCGCACCAGCATATTGTCGATCAGGTTGTTCGTTGTCGCGTTCGCGTTTCCTGACGTGTTGAACAGGCCCACGGTGAGCTGGTTGTTCGCGTTGCTGGCCGCCGCGAGGTAAACGCCACTGGCAATCGCCGCTCCGGCCGCCAGGTTGTTATTCGCTCCCGACCCGTAAACCACAGTTCCGTTGTTCCCAACGAAGCGCACACTCGTCTTGCCAGATTCCTGAATCCACCAGTACCAGGAATTGTTGTTGTTCACCGAAACGTTGTTGATATAAACGCCCGCCATGAACGCCACAGAGCTATTCGCCCCTTCGTCCGGGGTCACCTGATAGAGCGCATCGGACGCCTCGCTCGAAACGTTGTTGTTTCCGCCAGCCGCGTTCAGATCCCAGAATGCCGCGCGTGCTCGCTCCGGCGTGGCCGTCGAGTTGTTCCGCATCGACACATACCGGAATGTGCCGGTATACAGGTTGCCGACGTTGTTGTTCGACCAAACGAGGGCGTCCGAAGGCGATAAAATCACGCGGTCGCCAGGGAGGGTTTGGAATCCTTGGTTCGCGCCGGTCGCCGTTACGCCGCCGGGGAACGTGTTCAGCGTCCCGCCAATCTGGTTGTCGAAGGCGTTATTGCTGTTGATTTGCCGGGGGCCGGTCCAAACCGCCTGTTTTGAGAAACGTCCTGATGCCATTTAAGTCTCCTCTTGCGCCGCGCGTTCTTGCACGGCAACTACGGAATCCTCTCGTTTGAAGTCGATGATGTTTTCCCAGGCGTTCTCGCACTGCCGCGCTATCATCGTGCCGTCAGCCTCTTGGCTCTCAAAGTTTTCCCGGTTAAGGAAAATCGTGATTGACGTTCTGGCTACGCCATAGTGATTGGCGATTTGCTGATGGGTATAGCCAAGCTTCACCATCTGCCGAACGTCTTCCATCGAGCCAACGAACTTGCGCGGCTGCGGACGACCCAGAATCAGGCAACTCGATTTATCCGCCACCGCTGATGGAATAAGCCAAAATCGATTCTGGTCAATACCCCAGCACGCGAGGACATCGCAAACTTCAGCCAATTTAGGCCGATCGATCATGCGGCACTTAGAGTCAGCCACTGCGATTCGTTTCTGCCTACGCAGCGGGAACGTATAACTCGTCTCGCCACGCTTCGCAATCATTTTTTCGGTAGTCGCTAAGTGCGAAGACTTCACCTGAATGCGGCAACCATTTTCGGCAATCAAGTCAACGCCATAATCGGACGCGGGAAAATATATTCCCATGCCCCTTATCATGAGTTGCGCGGCCACCGCGTGCTCACCAGCCTTGCCAATCAAACTAGCCATACGTTGTGTCTGTCTCATGTGTCTTAGTATAACACTTTATGAGCCGATTCCAACTACCATGCTGTTATCTCTTGGACTTGTCGTGTAATAATTTGTGGCGGCTTTGTAAAACATTACGATCAAATCCGGGTTGTTCTGCGTCCGAATCGGCGGCGTGAAATTGTGGTTGTACTCCGGGCTACGCGCGGGCCGCAACTTGAAGTCCTGCAACCGGAGCCAGTAGAACGGCTCACCGGGCTGGCAGGTCTTCGAGGCCGGAAAGTTGGATACCGTGTTGCTAGACCCAACAACCGGGGAATACGACGGGCTGGTGAAGTTGGACAGCGGGCCAGGAGTCGTCTGCGAGAGGCCGGAAGGCAGAATGTTTCCGAACTTGGTCGAGGGCGCCAGCTTGTCAACGTGAATCATGGCGTCCATGATTCGGAAGCCGGTCAAGCCGATACGAACATCCTTCTCTTCCTGCGCGAACCGCTGTTTCGGCTCGTTGCGGTTGGCAATGTAGCCAAAAGCCGCTTTATTGCAAAGACCGGTGTCCGGTTCTTGCACGCAATTCAGGTAAGACCCGCCGAACAGAAGACCGTAGGAGACGGGGCCGGTATTGCCGTTGGAGTCGCCCGCCCAAATCGGAATCGCATTCAGCACGTTGCCGACTTGCCCATTGCGCGTCTGCCCGCCATAGGTGGTGTAGATGTTGCCGTAGACGGTCGGGTTGACGCCATCGTTCAGTGCCTCGTCAATACCGTTCATGAAGATGACGCGGTTATTGGTGACGGTGGCACTGGCTGGCTGGCCATGCTGGTAGGCGTCGATATTCAAATCGGTTGACAGCGCTTGGACCGCGTTCGTCATATACGTGTCGTAGGTGCTCACTGCCGCTGCCGGTCCCGCGTTAATCACCTCCGTCTGCCACATATTGATCGGAACGTCTTCCTTGTAGGCGCGTGGCTGGAAGGCCATTGCCGCGAGGATTTGCACCTGCGCTACCTCGACGTCCTGTCCGGGGTTGTACGCGCCGCCATTCACGCGGTTGAACATGAACGGCTCTTGCATCCATGTCCCGCCGAAGAATGGATCTTCCGCGTGGTAGTAGCGCGTGATGCGCTGCCATGCGCCCTCGACAAAGAAGTTATCTTGCACAGCATCGCGTCGGAGATCGCTGAGAGTGGTAGCGGAAATTTGGTCAAACAAAGGGTCCGGGCTTGCCATAGTTGGTTACCTTAATTCACTGCCTGTATCTGCGTTTTCATCGCGCGTTCAATGCGCTGCGCTCGTTGTTCCGAGGCGCTGCCGCGTTCCCACGGATGGCCGGTTGTGCCTTCGCGCGGGCGGGGGATGAACGGCTCTTTCGACGGCATCATCGGGCCTTGCCCCGGCTGGCCGTATTGCTGAACGAATTTGGCGCGTTCGTCGGCGCGGATGGCTTCTTCGGCCGCCAGTCTTTGTTTCTCCGCGATGGCGTTGCGCTTGCCTTCAAAGTCGAATTTCTTGGCTGCGAACTGCTTGAGGCTGATGTTCGGGTCCGTCTTCTCGGCGCGTATCGCTTCCATGCCGCGCAGCGTGCGGCCATCCTGCGTCCGGTATTCGTAGTCGAATAGCGACTTGCCGCCGGATAGGATGCGGTACTCTTCGATGATGTCGGCGGCTTGCGCGATGGCCTGCCCTTCCGCTTCAAGAAAACGCTTGGCGTCATCCATCGTGACCAGTCCGAGCTTTTTAGCGTCGAAGGCCGGCGTTGCGGGAGTGGCGGGGTTTGGGTTCGGCGCGGGGTCTTCACGGCGAGGAGAAAAGCCGGATTTCTCCGCTTCCTTCAGTCGAGCTTCGAGGGAGGCCGCGCGTTCGATGGCTTCCAGCTTCTCGCGCTCCAGGTCGTTCATGAGCTTTTGGCCGTCGCCTTTGTGCCATGCGTCCCAACGCTCGTTCTCGGTCTTGAATAGAGTGGCTTCAGTCTCAAGATTTTGCAGGGTTTCCTCGACCACGCTGCGGTAGCGCTGGTCGGTCAGGAGCGGCTTGAGTAGTTCAAGGTCCGCATCCGTAAACCCTTTGGCTTTATAAAGTTCTTCTAGTTTCGGCATAAATTACACTGGCGGTGCCTTCGGTTCCGTTGGCCCCTGTCCACCCTTAATGTCCTGAATGATTTGCGCGATCAAATCGTTAATCTGTTTCACCTTGCTCACGGTCTGCGGGTATTTCTCGCCGACCATGCGCATTGACTGCACGGTTTTGATGACCGCTTCTGTGGCTGCTGCCGCATTCGGGTCCGTCTGCGCGGGAGCCGGTGACGGAAAGCCACCGCCAGGTCCGGGGTTTGACTCCGGGCTGGGACTGCCGCCGCTGGGGGCCGGGATGGGCTGCGATGCCATTATTTGCCCTTACCGATGCCGCCCTTACTGTGAAGGTCGCCCTTCATCTTGCTCTTTTTCCTGCCCATCTTCTTCATGACATGGCTCCTTGTTTTTATGAGGCGGTACGTCGTCCTACGCCCGCCCCTGACCTACGGTTGACCCTTGTGCATCGGGGATAGGCCAGAGCCTATCGTTGTCCGGTGGGCAAGGGTGGGATTACTTTTTGTGCTTTTTCTTGCCGCCCTTTTTGTGGCGATTGGCAACTTTACCAAAATCGTTCATTGGCTACCTCCCTTCCCTGCAAATACAAAAAGCCCCGGAAACCTTTCGGCTCCGGGGCTTATGTTGACCCTTTCGGGTTCAATAAGAATCCCTTTTTAGTGGCTGCGTGCGGCCTACTCTACCGCCCGCTGCCTATAACTTACGCGCTTGACAAAATCATACGGCTTGCGTTACGCGCCTGTCAAGTAGATAGCGTAGCATGGTCCTCCGCTATGACCGCTCTGAGGCCGCCTTGCGACATCTCGATACGCACTGGGCCAGTGTGATTCTCATGGCAGAGCTTATCGACAACATGCTTCACGTCATCCGATGTTTTGGCCTCGAAGGTGCGCTTTCGGGTTACAGTGCGGGTGGTGAGAAGTTCTTTCATCGCTTCCTGCCTACCAGCCTGCCCGTCTTAGGATCTCGCTCCATCACGGCCATCGCCGCTAATGCTGCTTTTCTCGCGTTGTCTGGATTTTTTGCGTGAGAAGCTAATCCGCCACGCCGTGCTATTTCCGCATTACCGGCCTTGAATTGGGTCGTACTGAGCCTTGCGATGGCGGCCGCTCGATAGGCTTCGTTTTCGCGCCAACGCTTTTTCATTCTTTCTGATATAGCGGCCCTCTCTTCCGGCGTTTTAACGATCTTCTTGCTAAGAATTGATTGTCTAACTTTTTCCACATGCTCAACCGAAAGCGGCACGCCACGCCGAGACTTGTTTAGCTTGGTAATCCGCTCACCGCAGATCGCGTTATGTCTGCCGGATCGTGGGCCGCGAGTCGATGCTCGCTTCGCCGCTACTTCTGGGCTTTGGCACTCAGCCATCATCTTTTCGCGATTATCTGCCCACCTATTTTTCATCAAATCCGACAGTTTTTTTCTGGATTCTAAAGAGAACTCAAACGCACCTTCGCCACCATCTGTGTAGTTCATGAGGTTGAAGCCGCGTTGTCGCATCCGGCGAATCCAGCGACGTTCGAACTTATCCGCCACTTCTTCCGGTATGACGCAGAGAATGACAACGCGCGGCCCGCTACCTTCAGCCTTCAACTTCTTCAGCCATCTATCGAGGTGTTTATTGTGTGCTTTGTAAGCGTAGTTCTGCATCCGCTTTTTCATGTCGCGAGTTAGGCCGACATAGCGCGGCTCTCCGGAAACGGGATCGAGTAATGTATAGATGTTTACGCTTCTACTCATCAACCACTCTCGGAAATAACAGGACGGCCATCGCCTTTTTGTTCCATTTTTGGGCTAGTTTGTCCGCTGGGCGGCCGGCCTTCCGGCTTCTTCCCCGCACCACCCGCACCCATCAACTGCCCAATATCAATGCCCAAGCCCTGCGCGGCCTTCGCCAGCCGCATTTGGAACTCGATTTGCTCCTCAGTCTCGCTGAAAAAGCGCTCTTGGATCGTGGACCCTGTTGGCCGCTTCACGTCCTCGAAGCTGGCTGCTTCCATAATATCCGCCCACGGTATTGGGGCGCCACGCTGCTTCATCTGCATCTTCATGAGAATGTGCTGAATCTGGTGAATCTCATGAATACTGTGCGGCGTGCAGACGAAAGGAAGGTTGCGGGCAAACCAACGAGCCCGGTTGATGCGTGTGGTGGGTGAGCCGACCGGCTGGCCGTTGGCGTCGGTCGTCAACTCGCCGGGGAGGTGCGACGGTGTTAGCTCAGAAGGATTGTAGTCAAACACATGCGCCGCGCCAGATTCCGTGATAAACGGGATGAGTTGCGACGTGTCCATATATTGCAGGACCAAGTATTTGACTTGGTTCGCAAGCTGGCAAATCGGCTTTTCCATGCCGTGCGACATCTCTTTCACCAGTGGGCCGGATGCGCTGATGAGCGCTTCGAGTTGGTCGATGCCCTTTCCAAGTGCGCGGGCCTTCGCCAGTTCCACCACGTCGCGGGTTTGCAGCGTGTAGTCCATGCCCTGCTCGAACTTGTCTTTCAGCGCCAAGGACTCTGGGCTGATCTTATAAACGTCGTCAGGGGCGATTTGCGTGAACGGCCTGTCTACCGCGTCCCCGTCGAAGGCGATGCGCTGCCGGGGCTGCATCAAGTCAACCTGATTAGCCTCACGCTTGCCGACCGCGTTCATGTTGTACGCCAACGGTCTATCCATGTCGGCGTTCGCTTTGTCGAGATTGCCGCGGTCCAGCCCGTCGATGGCCTTTTGGAAGCCCCAACCGTCATGCACCATCGAGAAGCCCATCGGCTCCCAAGGGTAGCGTTCCAGCGAGAACAGAATCAGGTCAAGCTCGCCGTGCCAGTTGAAGTCGGGACCGTCGTACATCACGCAGTTTTCCGAACTGATCATCATGCGACCGTAGGGATACAGCCGGCAGTCGGGAATCTCTGCCTTGCGGTAGGTCGGGTGGCCGTCCCTATCGGTCCCGGTCGGAATCTCCGCGCCAAAGCTCGGCACTTCATAGGCCCAGCTTGCGCCTTCCTCTCCCATGTAAATCGTTTTGCCCGTCGTATTGATGGCTAGGTCGTTGATGCGCGTGTATCGAATCGGAATGAGGAGCTTGGCCGAGTCCGACTGCTCGCGTTTCTTAAAAGGATTCGTCCAAAACCGCCGCTCGGCGTTCGCTTGACTGGCCTTACGGATTTGATTCGAGTACCAATACTTGCTGCTCGTGGGCTTCAGGCGGTCTTGAAAGTCCCGAAAGATGCCGTGCGCCTCCCATATCGGCTTCTCGTCAAGGTAAGTGACCGCATACGCGCGGTTTAAGTCCCCGTTTGAAGGCAGTTGAACGGGCAATACGTTGGGCCAGCCGCAAGTATCGAACTGGATGCTGCCGTGGCCTTGCCCTGCCATGTCGCGCCGGAACACAGGCCGCACAAAGCCGCCGCCGGTTACACTCGCCCACCACAGCGCTTCTTTGATGCTCAGATCCCAGTGGTTCGCCAGATACAGCGACCGCGTGGTGAGGTTCATCATGAGCGCTTCTTTTTTGAAAGCATCGCTCGCGGTGTACCCCGACCAAGGCCGGATGGCGGAGAGGCCCGCCACGGTCACGCGGATATTCGTCTTCAGCCGGTTTCCTGTGAACTGGCTGCGGTACTGCAAGGCGTTCTTGTCGGAGTAGGTTCCGGCGAAGATGTCGAGCGCCTTGCTCCAATCATCGAAGCCGCGCTGCCCTTGCTGCCACGAGTTGCCCTCTTGGCACGCCTCGTTCAGCCAACCGATTTTGCGATCTTCGGTGGCGTTGTAAACCGGCGCTTGCCATTCGCGCCATGCGTCGGGCATCGAGCCCATGAGGGCGCTAGACAAGAGCATCTCCTTCGACCCAATGCGTAGAAGGCCACGAGTCCATCTCGGCGTTAGTCAAGTACGGCGTACCGCCACAATCGGGAGTCGGGCATACTAAAGTGCTACCGCCGCTAGGCGATGGCTCCATGTCGCCGACCCTGCTTTCTTTGCCGCAAAGGTTGCACCGCATCTTGATATCGAGGATGGACTTGAGTGCAGGCATCATCCGTCACCCATCCGGTCCTCAACCTTTGTCTTCGCATCCATCTCGCGGCTCCAGATGTAACCCACGCGCTCGCTCCACCGCTGCGTGTACTTCTTCCGCTTCTCCTCTTCCATGCCCAGCCACAGCGAGATAAACTCGCGCTCGTAGGCCGAACAGGAACTTGAGCACATGCGCTGGCGAAGGTTGGATGCCGTTTCCCGCCTTGCCCGCTCCCGAATCTCATCCATCCGTGCGGACTGAGCGCCGGCCACTTTAGCCTCTTGCGCCACAAGGCGATTCTGCAGCTTGTCTACTTCGTAAATGGTGCCAGCTTCGCGCCACTCGTAGCCCTGCGCTCGATAGCGCCGTTCGTACATCTCGCGCGGGGTGACGGTGCCTTGGCCGATTTCCTGGGGAGGGAGAAGGATGTGGCCAGCGGCGTTGATGAAGTAAATCACTGGCTCAAGGGTGCCGAGGGCGTGGCCGGTACGGTCTGAGGACATGCGTTTATCTCCTCATCATACCCCTTAACCCGGTAGCGTCCTCGACCCCATGCCCATCTGGACACAACGTTATGCCGCAAAACGGGGCAATGTCCAGCGCTGGAAGCTTGTCTTGCGCCGTAAATTGCTTGGTTGTGCGTTCCGCCTGCGTCTTCGTATCGTTCGGGCAGAAGCCGGCCATCGCGTTAGCAAAGATTCCATCGTCGGTGAAATCTTCGGAGTGCTCGAATTTCTCTTTGTCGCCAGCCGTGAAATGCACTTCCCACTGGCTCATCTCGCGGATGGTGTAGGGCGAGTTGACCACATACCAGCCATTTTTCACAAGGATCACAAAGCCGTCAGTGAGGATGGGCCGCGACCAGCCGTGCGTGAACCAGCCGCGCTTATGCGCCTTCGCTCTCCGCATCTGCTTTGGCACGCTGTCATACCGGATCATTTTATGGAACCGCGCATAGCCCATGTTGCTCATCTGCACGTTTACCGTGTCGCCCACGCTGGCCACTTGCTCGACCGCTACGTAAGGCTCGCGGTAGTTCGTCGTTTCCTCCATATAGCGGGCGTAGTAAGCGGCAATCGGCATCACAAAGGCGAACGCTTCGACGTGGCCCACCAGGTTCGACCGCCACTCGGCCACCTGCACGTCCTGCTCCTGCGGGCTTCGGCCACGCCGCGCCACAGAGATGCACGTCGAGTCGCCGCCGGTCCCACCGCCGGTATCCACCCCAATCGCGTAGTCGTACCCCGGCACTGGCGCTTCCCACACGAACAGCTTGCCCATGTGGGATTCATCATCGCGAATATCGGTCAACTCACCAAACGGCTCGGCCCACTGCAACGGCCACAATTCCCAGCGATACGTTGGCCCTTTCCGGTTCACATACGTCACCGGCACAATGCGCTCGCTTAAATCCACGTCGTCGTTATCCGGCTCGTGGCGTGCCTCGATAGACTGGCCCACCAAGCCGTAGACGGCGTAAGAAGTCTTGCGCTTGGTCCAGACATCGGCGATCACTTCCCGGCCAAACACGTTATCGTAAGACCCCTGGAAAGCGTCCACATCGTCGGTCGGCATTTCCTGGAAAAACTTTTTTTCCGTGCCGGTGGCCCGCGCTTCCTGGAAGTGGATCTCCCAGTAATAGGCTTGAATGCGCGGCAGTGTCCAGTTGGCTCCCAACACCTTTCCGAGTACCGGAGCCGACCGCACATACAATTCAGCCTTCGCCATCATCTGCCGGGTTTCTTGCGATGGCCGCCAGTTCGTCGGGACGGGGTGATTTCTAGCCCATGTTGGCGTCGGATACTTGTCGGTGCCGATAAACCAGGGCAAAAACAGCGGACACAGCCGCGAGCGGTTATTCTTCCAGTCCTTCTTCGCCTGCCCGTACTTGTCGTACCACCAGCCGGTGTCGCCTTCCGCCGTGGATTCCAGAGCGCCGAACACGTCCGGGTGCGGATGGACGCAACGAAATAGCGAAGCCTCGATCAAATCGACGGCATTTGAATAAGACGCCACCTCAGAGAGATGGTAGATTTTAACCGTGTCGCCACGCGCGATGCCGTACCGCTGGTTACCGTGCTGGAAGCTGATTCCCGACTCGGAAGACCCAAACACCAACATGCCTTGATCCGACTCCACCCGGCGCGTGCTGAGCGGCCTGACCCACCACGGCAAGCGGTCATAACCAAGAAAGGTCATTTGCGCCATCTTGCCGGTTGACTGCCGCTGTGCGCTGGCGACGACCGCGTTCACGCCGTAATGGGTGACCGCCCGGTGCAAAATGATCCCTTCGGTAGCCGTGCTGATGCCGTGCTGCCGCGCCTTGCAAATAATCATCTCGATAGGCGAATAGCGCGACTCTAGCTCTGCGATGACGTTGAAGTAAGCCCGCTGACCGGGAAGGAAGGTAAACCGCTGAATGGCCTGCGGCGTCTTGATGAAGTAGTAGCGCGTCAGGAAGTACGCGCAGTCGATCATCACCAGCGCCCGTTCATTCTGGATGAACCGCACTTCCTCGCTGGACAGCCGGGGCGTCGTCCCGCACAAAGCTCGCTGGAGAGACACCTGGAAGGACTTCGCGGGGTCTTCGGTGCCTGCTGCCGCTACTTGCGCGGCGGCGTATTCGGCTGAGTACTTTGCCTCTAACTGTTGGTTGAAGGCGTCAATTTCGCCGGGAGAGTGGTACTCAAGCCGGAATCGCAGGTCGTTTTCGGCGATGCCGAGACGTTCTTCGGTGATGGCGTTGGCATACACGCCTCAGTTTCCCACGGCCAGCGGTCGGGCAGGTCGATGATGACGTAGGGCTTGAGGCCGTGCCAGTGCTCACTCTTCATCTTCTTCCTCGCTCTCCACTTCCTCAACCTCGACCGGCGGCAGTGCCTTCACCTGCGCTTCCGTCATCTCCATGAAGCGGTCGCCCAGCTTCCGCATCGTCGCCTCAAGCGCCGGCAATACCGTAACCTGTGTTTGCACCCGCGCATCCACCACCTGATCGCCGCGCACAAACGTTGTCTGCGTCTTCGGCACCGGCACAAACCCTTCCGCCTTGTGCAGCATCTCGCGGTCCTTCACGCCGAACGGCGTCAATGCCGAGTCTACGGTCGCCTTCACTACGTCCGCTCTTGCGGCCTTAGCCACCAGCATCGACGCTGCCGCCGACTGCGTTGTAGCTTCTTCCGCCACGAGGCCGAACGCCCGTTTCGTCGTCAAGCCAGCCGCCAAGCACAGCGCTTCAAACGGCGCCGCGTCCAACTGATGTGTGGTGAGCTTCTTTGCCTGCGCCAGCAACAGCCGCGCATCCGGCTCCTCGCTCCCTTCCAGGAACTCCAATACCCGATCCTTGCCGCCGATACCTTTGAAGAGATGGCCGATCTTTGGGCAGGCGTCCACTTGATCCTCCGTCACGTCGAGCAATATCAATGCCTGCTCGCGGTAATTGGTCAGGGAAACGATGGCTTTCGCCGCTAGGTCGGCTTGCTCGGCCAAGGAAGGCACGGCAATGGGGCCGGGACCGTTAGGCTTATCCTTCCTCCCACGGCCCATACCCATGCTCCTCCCGGTAAATCTCGTTCGCGTCCTCAATCGAAGGCACAAATACCTCGGCTATCTTGGGCCGCTTCGGTCGCACAGGGCTCACACGTTGCCGCTCTATCTCCAAGCGTTGCTCCTCGATGGCCACAAGCTTTTCCAGAGCCACGGCAATACGGCGAAGCGTGCGGAAGCCGAGAAGTAGACGCCAGCGCCTCATGGCTGTAGACGCAGTAGCTTCAGAATACGGCCAGTCTCCGGGTTTTTCTCTAGCAGAAACTTAAGTTCCCGCAGCCGGTTCAACTCCTCGCGATCATACTGCGTCCGGTACTCAAGATTCTTGATCTGTTCGTCAAGGCTGGGAGACGCGCATAAATTGGAGGTAGCTGCTTGGTCACAATACCCAAGACCACCCTCCGCTTTTGACCCGAAACAATCCCGGTTTAGCTCCGCGGCGGCTTCTTTCTCCAACATCTGTTTTAATAAAAACTCGTCTGGCTGGCTCATCGCTCTATCCTTTCCGCTCCTTCATCATCGCTCCCTTCCGTACATGATGCGGCACACCCAACTCCTTACCCTTCTCCGCCGACACGTCCCGGTCTACCGGCTCCGGCGCCGCTGGATACTGCGCCTTGTCATACCGCACCTCCACCGTCTCCACGTCATACGGCTTGATAATCGCATCCGGCGGCGGCTCCCCCGGCAATGGCGGGGTCCATTCCTGCGGGGCCTGTTGCTGTGCTCGCTGCTGAAACACGATGGGCAAATCTGCCGCAACACGCTCCAAGTTCGGATTATCAATCTTCAAATCCCGGCTCAACGCAATCAGCGCGGCATCCTCTTCCACCGGGTCGGCCAGCGGAGGCTCACCTTCAATAACGCCATCCGCCTTGGTATACGACCGCACCACATGCTCGGAGGTCACCCCGGCAATGTGCAGCGTCACTGTGAGATTCACCGCCACGCGGCCGTAAGCCACGTTTGGCGTGAACGCATAATCACGAGACAGCATCTCGTGGAAATGCTTTTTCAAAATTGCCATCAGTTCGAGGCCGGTGAGACGCTTATTTGGTAATGTCTGGCTTTTTAACGGCATCCTGCTCTTTCTTTATCCTTACCGCTCTTTCGTCGCAACTAAAACAGCCCTTGCCTCGGCAAAACCGACAGTCCGCAAAGCCGGCGGGGAAGGCGTACTTCGGCGGTAACTCATCGTCTCGATACCTACACTTGTCAACACTCACGGCCTGAACGCCTCCCCCGGCGTCATGATCAGTGGCTCTGCCTGCCTCGGCTGCTCCATCGCCACCACTTGCACCCCAAACACTGCCTTGCAACTCTCGCAAAAGAATGTCGCCAGTCGCGCTCCCCACGGCGTGTTCAGAAACGCGGTCTGGATCATCGCCGGCGACATGCCGCAAAAACCGCACACCGGCAGAGAGGGCTGCGGCACGTCCTCCAGCACAAGCGGCTGTCTGTCCGGCGGGCGTCCGTTACTCCGAGGCATAGGCTATTCCTGCTATATACCCGGCCCTCGGGTCGGGTGCTGGCCACGAAAGAACCGCTTCCCGCCTCCGCGCCGCTTCCTTTAGGAACGCTTCGGCGTAATTGAAGCAGTGCGCCAGTAACTTAGGGTCTAAAGGATCGCCAAGGTAGATGCTGTCGAACTTAGCCACAAACAGCTTCTCGGCCAACGCCGCCACCGCGCTCTCGCGCACCTCGCGGTCGTAGTCCTCCTGTGTCCGGGGCTTAATTACCGGCAAGCAGCATCTCCCTTTCCTCATTACTCAACCTGGGATCATCCAAGTCCCGCCGTCTTATGGTGTGCATGTCTATGCCGCGCCGAAGCAGCCATAATACCGCCGCGTCATGCCGCCTCTGCGTCTCCTCCACGTCAAACCCCCTCACCCTCATTACCCCCGCCCACCGCTCCCATCGCCGCGAGGTCAGCAGGCCGACTAACGCGCTCCCCTTGCGCTCTGACTCTCGCCCGGAAGTCATACCGGACTCTCCTCTTAAGCTTCCCATCACGGCCGCGGTGCCTCCGGTAACTGATGACCCCTGCCCTGAGCGCTTCAATCTCTCCCGCATGTGCCTCCTCCAACTCCTTCAACCGCACCACTAACTCCACCATCTTTACGGTCTTATTACCCTTCAAGACCCGCGCCAATGATGACCACGACCGCTTAAACCGCGCCGATGCCTGCTCCTGCGTCCAGCCGGTCGCGTCTAACAACGTGCGCAGCCTAACTGCCCATGAGGGTGCCACAGCCTTACCCCGCCGGCTCCGCCCCCACGCCCCTACTCGCATGTGGCACCCGTTGCGGCGGCCGATACCACTGCCCACTCTTGCAATTACCGCAGGCATCCGGTCCTTTCGGCTTCGGCCACTCCTTCCGGCTCTGCCACTTGAATCCACATCGCAAGCAGTGAAACTCCGTCCCTACGGGGTACGTCTCTGCCGTCCTCTCCTGTGCCTTTCCCATCTACGCTCAAGTGTAGTCGCTACCAGATGAACGTGTCAATGCCTCTCATCGGTCGTCACTCGTCAACGCCAACACTATCCCGCGAAACAACGCATCCTTCACTTTTTGCTCATCCGGCAACTCCGCATACACCACGATGCACGGATGCGTCTTTTTCTCTGCGTCCTTCACCGACCCATAAACCCAGCCCGCCGCCTCCTTATCCGCCACCCACGCCTCATGCAACGCACTGATCGGAGCGTTGGGGTTCTCCCGCGCAAACTTAACGCCAGCTATCGCCGACTCCCGCTGCCATTCCGCAGCCTCATCCCATGAAGCCTGCGAATAATCGCCTATCGTTCTACAATACGCCCGGTTCGCCTCATGGCATACCTGCGCTATCTGCTCACTTAACATCTACCCTTCCTTCCCCTGGTCGAATCAAAAGCAAAGCGTAGGCCGATCAGGCTTCTCTCCACGTTTCGGGTGCAAAGCCGAACGTACCTGAGCTGTGGCTATGCGCCTACACGCTACCAGTCTACACGCTACCAGCCGCCCTGTCAACCCCCCACACGCTACCAGCCGGGATCTGCACCAACCCTTTTCTGCATCTCGAACATGCCGCGAATTTTCCTGCGCCTCCCCATAACCGACAACTCGGCGGCAGACTATGGACTAGCAAAATTACCAGACTATCGACCTATCTATACAAAGTTCTGAAGAAGAATGTATGCGCGGGTGCTGGCGGGCGGCCGATATGCGTTTATGGCGCGTTTGCGCTAGAATCGCGGTCAGATGCCAGGCAAGCCTGCCAAACAACCTGACAATCGCGTCCAGACAAACGCTATTGCGCCAATCGAGCCCGATATGGAGCGGGGTGTTTCACGTGGAACAATCGAAAGAGATGGGTTTGGGAATGTTTTTCAGAGTAGCGGAGCATTGAGTTCGGATATCATCGCGCTGCCGGCACCTCGTAAGGGTCCGCGTCCTAATGCTCGCGTGTATCAATCGAATCAGCGGATTAAGTTGCTATTGCTAGACGATAACGGGCGGGCTCTTGATACGCTTTCGTTCGCGTGTAAGCATCGGGCGGCCGCGCAATATCTGAGGGCGCATATCAGAGCTGCGGGGAAGCAGCTGGACGGGCTGAAGCTGGAATAGCTCTATTATTCGGTATCTTCCATTAGTCCATACTAGTGCTCTCTAGGAGTGCCACTTCCCAACATTCGACAAAACCACTGGACTGATGTTAGAGTTAACACTCCTCCTACACTCCTCCTCTAACATCCTTACCTCCTCCATCAGTCCACCCATTCTTTCATATGTTTCAAATGCCCTTACTGAATTATCATATGAGATATTATTACAGTATGTTATCTGGTAAGATGTTGATTGCATTGGTATTTCCAATTTTGGGACGATTGAGGTTTTAGCAAGGATGGCAGGGCCGGATTTGCGGGCTTGAGAAAACATTGGAAGATAAGGTATCATCTGGTCATACGCAAGGTCGTATAAAGAGGAGAACGATACACGATGCACAAGACTGTTGACGTTGGAGACGATATCTTAGACATATTGGACGGTAAGGCGACTGAGATGGGAATGAGCGTGGCGGCCGTGCTGCGTTACGCTATCCGTCGGTTCGCGCTGCTGGGATTCCCGATCGAGGATGAGTTTTTCATCTGCCCGGAGTGTAAGGCGGGTGGAAAGCACTGCGAGGGCAGGAATATCCTGATCGGGGCAGACCTTGCGAATAGCCGAAGGGGAGCTGGCAAGGAGAGACGTATTCGCTACATTTGCATTTGCAAGCATTGCCGCGAAAAGTTGGGCATTCCGTTACCAGGCCCGGTCGTGACCGATCAATACGGGAAGGTTCTCAGCACTGGCGAGGAACTCTGTGTACGGCCGCCGGAGGTGTTTGGTGTCATCGACGCCAATGCAGCTGCGGGCTGAACGTGCTCTCTATAAACTTCTGTTCGATGCGGCTATCCTACGCGCCGATGTGCCGAAAGAGTTTGCGAGGGTTGATCGTTTGTACGGCGGGCTCTTGGCTGGTTACGAAGCTTTGGAGTGCTTGCGGATGATCGCGGCGGGAACTGCTACCGATAAAGACGCCCATGCTTTGTATAGCAGGCTAATGAAGGAGGGGAAGGTTTGACCGCGCGGCAATAAAAAGAGCCCACGGCGGTTAACCGTGGGCTTTAAGGGCTTAGGGCGGGCTAGACTGCCATGGCGAGGATAGCCCGGAAGCAGACATGAGCGGAGATGGCGGATACTTCGCCATCTCTGCAATCATGCTCTTGAGCAACGCGGGCTAGGATGACTTGAGGATAAAGCTTGCGGGCGTTCATGCTGTCATCCCTGCCAACACTGAGTCTAAGAGCCCGCCGGCGAACGGGCGGATGTCGGAATAGACGGGCATCCTGGTAACCGTGGGACGTTCAGGTAGCCCGGCGGCCGTCTCTAACAGCACCTCGAACGCTTTCGACTTGAGTGCATCTCCCGAACCGAAAAGAGCGGATTCCGCCCGCCCATTGCCGCGCGTTGAACGCTCATGATCGGTATGCTCGGTTATCGAGTTTAGCAGGTTATAGGCGGTCCCGCGTTGCTCCGGGAACGCGTTGTGATCATTTGACTCGTAATTGTGGAGAATCGCAGTCAGGATGTTATCGCGGCGCGTACTGTCAACGGGCTTGCCATCATCGTCTTTTTTGGCGGGAAAGAGACGGTCCAGAACCGATACCATCGCTTCTTTAGTAACCTTGCGGCCGGCGAGAAAGTTCAGCTTTTGTTCCATGCTGGAAACATCCGCCGAGATGCCGGCAAGAGCTTGGTGAGCATCGGCGATCTTGTCGCCATTGTTGCGAGTATGCTTGATGCGGAAAACCGATTTAGTCTTTTCGCCCAGAGCAACGTTCAACGTGTTTTGGCAAACCACGCGCGTTAAGCATGTCTTATATTGATGCGACATGCTGCCGTCATGCGAAGTGCTGAAAAGCAGATAACCATTCTGAACATCATCGCCCACGGTAACCGCTAGCTTTAAATCAGCGAGTCCCCAAACCTTTTCGCCCTCGCCGAGCACGCCGGCAGTTTCATAGTGGGCGCCGTCTTTGCTCCGTACCAGGGCATCGATCATCTCGAATCCGCGTTGATGCTGAATCGGAGTGTACTGTTCTCCAACAGCTCCGAGAAACGCGCCATTGTCATTCCGGAAGATACCCCAAGCTGCAACGGGCATACCGTTGTATTCGAGTTGGTTTTTCACCACCTCAAAGTCAAGCCCGCCGTGCTGTAAAATCTCGGCCCAGCTCATGTAGTTCCCAGTGACCGTTCCCAGATTGTGCCATGCGCTCTGGCGGCCGATGTAAGTGTTGATATTGTGCATTTGATCCGCTCCTAAACGGGTCAATTACAGTTTATGCAATCTACCGTAGTTTGTCAATAGTTTTTCTTGTTTCCTGTAAGAAAAAATGAAAATAAATGCTAAGTATCGGCAATGGTAGGACATACTAGGGATGTATGGCAAAGGTAAACGATAAGAAGGTAATCAAGCCCGCCCGCCCGCCGGCGGCCGTCTCGCGGTGGATGCGGCAAATAAACGCTATGAGAGTTACGCGCGGCGGGCCACCCAGAGCTGCCGAGCGATGCCCTTGTGGACAGAACAGCTTGAAACGCGCCCGCTCCCGGTCTTTCGACTGCTGCAAGAAAAAAGGTGTTGACATACAGCGGTAGTGGGCATACAATCTTTTTAGGTTTTGGAACTTCGAGACTTTAAACGAGTTTTTGTCGTAAATTTTTTGAATTTTGGAACTTCGAGAGTTAAACGAGTTTTGAGCGCTGGGAGGCGCAGAGGAAATGGACAGTATCGAAGCAGGTTTTGCATTAGCAAAAGAGTTCGGAGTACGCGAAGAAGACGCACGCAAGGCGATTGACCTTGAGGCCGCTGACATTCGTGAAAATGGTAAGCTAATCCGCTACGCCAAATCGGTAGAGCTTGCCACTGACCGCGTTAGGAGTTGGCTCAAAGATGGAGATGAGTACGCCGTTAAATTGAATTGGCTGGACTTGGCGAGCTTTGTTAGTTCGCATCGGCCAGCGTGCGTCTGGGCCGTCTTGGTTGCAAAAGACCGTTTCGCCTCACAAATGGCGGAAGGCAGCGGGCAGTGAAACCCGCCTTTGGCTACATCCGCGTCTCTGGCTTAGGCCAGGTCGCGGGTGATGGCCCGGTCAGGCAGCGCGCGGCCATCGAAGGCTACGCCAAATCGCACGGCTATGAAATCGTAGCCTGGTACGAGGAAAAAGGCGTGTGCGGCGCGACCGAGTGGGAAGATAGGCCGGCATGGTCGGAAATGATCGAGGCGCTGAACGGCGTGCGAACGATCATCGTTGAGAAATTAGATAGGCTTGCGCGTGAGCTGTTTGTGCAGGAGTACATTCTTCGCGACTTGCGGCGCAGAGAGGTTGAGTTAATGACGGCCGCGGGCGAGGACACGAGCAATGAAGACCCCACGCGGGTATTGTTTCGCCAGATCCTTGGCAGTCTCGCGGAATATGATCGCGTGATGACCGTTCGCAAACTCAAGGCCAGCCGGGACCGAGCACGCCGAAGGGATGGCAGGAACGAGGGGCAGAAGTACTATGGCGAGTTGGAAGGCGAGGCGGAAGTGGCGAGCCAGATACGCGCGTTACGTGATGACGGCTATACACTCCTGGCTATCGCGCAAGCGCTCAACGCTAACAAAGTTAAGCCGAGGCGCGGCAAGCAGTGGTACGCCAGCAGCGTCAAGAATGTGGTCGATGGTGAGGAGCGGCTGGCGCGGCGGCTGGAGGCTAACCGTGCGATGGCGTAGGGTGCTGGTGGTTGTCTGCCTGCCGGTGTGGGCGTGGTTGCCGGCGGGTTTAGCGTGGGCGCGTGTGGCTTCGCGGTACTGGACGGATTCGTTTGGGCCGCGCGATGGGGGAGATTGACCGCAGTGTAGTCAGGGTTTTTTAAATTTCAAACTTCGGAAGGATAACGAGAAAATGACACATCAGCAGTACAGCACCACTTCGATCTTGCTTGACGCCGATAAGGTGATTGAGCCGACAGTAACCAAGCATTCCGAAAATTTAATTGTCTTTTGTCCGCTTGGCGATTCGCAAATCTCATTTCACATGACCAACGAGCATATTGCGGCATTGGAGAAGACGCTGCGGAACTACCTGAATTTCGTAGAACTGGCGCGAGCATCCGACGCCATCACCCAGGACGCGCCGACCGACTACGAACCGGACGTGACGCCGATATGAAGTATTTGATCGTGCTCATCCCGCCATTCGTCGCAATGGTTGGTATCGCGGTCATGGGCATTCTGGACGCGCGTTGCCGGGTGCGCCGGTTAATGGCTATGCTGGATGCTACCAGTGACGCTCGACGCGATGATTGAGGCGGCTTACGACTGGGCGGAACGCCAGCGTATGAGACGGGGCGCGGCTCCTAAACGCGCTCCGAAACTCAAGGCCGAGACGAAGGCGCAGCACGGCACAATCAGCCGGTACGCGGGGCTGGGGTGCCGATGCGCCGCGTGCAAGAAGGCAATGCGGGAGTATAACCGGCAGCGCTACGTGCCGAGTGTGCGGGCGCGGGCGCGTAGGAAGTATGACAGTAAGTTTTTAGAATCTGGAACTTTGAGAGGATAACGAGAAAATGACTCTGAGTGCAGCACGCAAGATGAGCCGGGAGTTACGCAGTCTGCGGTTGGTTCCGGGCTTCGATAAGTCCATCGGCTCTTGGGAAGTGCGGTTTCGCCCATTCAAGGGTTGGAAGCGCCAACCGAAGCCGGTGATGGTGGGATGGCGGTCAGACCATGCCTGATATCGTCTACAACCTCTACGGCGAGGAGTGCTTTGCGCCGGATGAATGGGGCGCCGCGGAGGATATCGCGCCCGCTGAGTGGAGCGAGGAAGAGAAGAAGGCGGCAGTGCGGGAGTTTATCGAGGCGCTGAAGGAGATTCGGGATGGTGGCGGGTAAAGCCGCCCGCGTCTACAAACCCTCCCTCGTGTAACGCCGTCCTTCCCTCTTCCACCCCAACACCCCCAGCGCTCGCGTGATGCGATGCGCCACTTGGTCCTGCCTCTCCAGCGGGATGTTCAGAGCTTCCATAATTTCTAATACGGAAACATCGGTCTTTAACGAGCAAGCACGTTGGACTTTATCGGTCCAGGCATCGTCAGGTTGGCGCTTTTCCTGCTCGACTCGCGCGAGTTCCTTGAAGTTCTCATCCCCCCACCAGTCCTCGCCGTCCTGATAGCGGAAGACAGCTTCAGCCCAAATCTGGTCGCGCTCGCGGAGAATGCCGTCCACGTCAACGCGATTAACGTAGGCCGGCCAGAAGCGCACCAGGCCGGTCGGATCGCCGCCCCAGCGTGTCTCGTTCGTTGAGCCAGCGAAGAGGCATTGGCGCGGATACGTTTCGAGATTGCGGCCATATTTGCGCCGGAAAATGTCAGCCTGGGAGGAGATGAAGTCTTTCACGCGCTCCCATCGCTTGCCACGGATGGCGGCCAGCTCGCCTATCTCGTAAATCCAGACGCCTTGCATGTAGGAGCCTATTTCCGCGTGGTCAATGTCGGGAAGCTGGTCGCGAAACCACTGAATCCCGGAATCCGCGCTGAGATGGCCGTTCGTCAGCGCCCGCAGCGCCTTGGACTTGCCCACGTCTTGCGGTCCTTCCAAGACGATGAGGTTCTTAGACTGGCACCCCGGATTCAGGATACGGGCCACGGCGGATATGCACCAAGCCGAGCTTATCTTACGCAAGTAGTTGATTTGAGAGTCAGTTACACCCAAATGCCGTGCCATCCAGGAGTCCAGGCGATGCGTGCCGTCCCATTTGAGGCCGGTTAGCCAGTCTCTGACTGGATGGAAGGAAGACTCGCGAGCCACGTATAAAGCCGCGTCATTTGCCGTCTGCGTAGCGCTCAGATTCACTCCCTGCTGTTGGAGGTAGTTGACTAGCCCGATGTCGTCGTGGTCGCACCAGGCGCGTGGTGGCCCCCATTGCGTAGGCCCCAGGAGCATGACCCTGTTGGCGAATTGGTCGTAGCCCAGCTTGAGTTCCTGCCTGACGATGGTGATAGCGTTGGCAAGGTTCGGCTTAACTGTCCCGTTTTGTGAGGTTTGCAGATGGCTTGGCAGCGCTGTGGCGAGGGTGGCCCCAGCTTCTTTCACGTCTGCCCACCACTGCTGCGAGTTCATATCCCGGCCAAAAGCCGCCTTGAGCTTGCGCTGCACGCCGCGCTGTTCAGCCCCCGGCGCCGCAGCCACGGCCCGCATCAGTTCCGGCGCGTAGAGTTGCGTGGCGTCTTTGGTGGTCAGAAGGCGGGTGAGGAGGAAGGTGAGAGTGCCGGTGACGTTGCCATTGGTTCCGGCTCCAGTGGCGGCATGGACGGCGGCGTCAAGGAATGGGTTGGGGTCCATAGCCGCTTGGTGAGGACTAGAACAGGGTGTTGCTCAAGCAGTGCGTATGGCCGTAGGCGTCCGTCACTTCGTCACCTTCCGCCCAATTCTGTACCCCATAAAGAACGAGGACGCGCCGGAGATATACATGCTCCGGTGCCGGTTGACGTGATGAACGACAGCCTTAGCAGGCTTCTTGACGACCGCAGGCATGGCCCAGACCGGCCCGCCAATGAGAATCAAACAAACCAAACAGCCAATCTTTAAGCGTTTCTTCACAAGCAAGTTCCTCCCTCCACTGTTTGCGTTCGGCTTCCGTCCTGCGCTCGCGGAAGACCGAGAACTTCTCAGCCGCAGGTAGCGCTCGCATCCAGCCCGTTATGCGCTCTAAGCACCCCAGCCATTCCTCGTCATCCTCGCTCAAGGCATCCTGAACGCTAGTCGCTACTATATCAGTCTGCCGTCGCCACCACCAAGCGCAAAACTGCGCTTCATCGACCGCGTAAGCGAGCGCCTTCCGGGTCAGCGGCTTCTCATCGAGCGAGATTCCGGCGCGGTCGGCCAGGAAGCGTATGGCCTCGGAGAAGCGTATCTTCTCGTGGTGCATCACCCAGTCCACCGCCGAGCCCGTCGATTGACAGGAAAAGCAGTAGTAGTGCTCGCGGTAGATCCGGCAGGACGGCTCGCGGTCGTTATGGAAGGGGCAAAGGCACAAGTACTGAGCACCTGACTTCTTCACCACAACGTACTCGGCCGCCAGCGCTTGCAGGTCGGTGGCGGCTTTGATGGCAGAAAGGGTGTGCGCCGAAATCATAAATCCGCCAGCATCTCCAGCGTCCACTTCACCACGCCGTCCATCGTCATGCCGCCGTTATCGCGCTGATAGGCCACGAGAACGTACACACCGCCACGCTCGCGTATCATGCGCTCAAACGCTATCTGCTCTAAACTTTGGCGATCCTTGCCGCATTTTACTTCCAATTCCAATCTTTTTCCTGACGGCCCGACGATGCCGGAGATGTCCGCTTGCCCGTCGATACCCGCCTGGACGCGGCGCATCCTTCCGTTAAATCCGGGGAGCATGGCGTCAACTCTGTTGTTACGCCACACGCGGATGTTCGGGAACCGAGCGGGAATCTCGATCAGAAGTTTGGCGGTGAGGGCGTTGGCGTCAGACATGGCAACGGCTCCATAGCCAGATCGCCAGCCGATAGCGCCACGTACCCTGCCGTCCCAGCCCAGGATAGGCGATATTCCCTAATCGGCACCAAATCCAGTCAGACACTTCGCGGCCCCCCTACGGTACGCCGAGAATCCGGTTCTGTTGGCTCCGGCTTGCTTTTGCGGCAGGTGCGCTTATTCAACTTGATGTGGCAAAACGGGCAACAGTCCGGTCCTTCCCAAAAAGTCAAGTAACACTTGAGGCACATCACTAGTAGCAAGCTCACGCCTTACCCCACCATACGTCAATCTGCTTCCACGCCATTTTCTTGACTCGCTCCAACGCCGATTTGCCCTTCCATCGCTTGCGAATAGCGGCGTTGATTCCCGCGAAATCCTTATGGCCCTGCGCGATACAGAAAGCGTAGGTCAAAGCCACGGAGCGCTGTGGATAGCCGTCAGCGATTTCCTGCAGTATTGTGCCTGCAGGGTCGTGCATTTCGATGGTGAGCGCCATTTACGCTGTCCACTCCCTCGGCGGAAAAATCCCATACTTCTTCTTAAACACATGCGCCGCTGCCGTCCGCGCATAGTTTGGTTTATACCCAGGCTTCCAGCGTCTTTTGTGATCTTGGTAGAGCGACTCGTACAGCGCCCGCATGATACGCCCATTGTTCGCCGCCACCATCGGCCCTTGCACCTGTTGCAGCTCGCCCTCCACGACAGACACCTTGCGGGGTTGGGTAAATATCGGCAGACCACAATACGGGCAAACCTTCGGCCCAGGCTTGAACGTGGCGTAACAGGGCAACTGCCGCATGCCGTTCACGATGCCGGCCACTTTACACGTCGTTACCGAGTCCGCTATCTCCCCCGGCCCGCGCTGGCGGATGGGTTCTCCTTCGAGTTGCCAGGGCACCTCGTCTTCAAAGAAGCCATATGGGTGATGTAGCGCTCGG